CGATCTATGATTGTATTATGCAAAGAGAAGAAGACGAGTATGGCGACATACCAGATGAAGATGTACAACTAATTAAAAACCATTTAAAAACAATATTATGAAGAAAATAATATTACTAATAATACTAGGATCCATGCTTGCTAGTTGTGGAAGTGTGAAAAGAAAAAGATGCAAGAAATTGCCTACATACGGATGGTACAAATAATACACAAACATAATACGATCACCGATCGATAATATATATGTAATAAGGAAGCAAACATTAGCGGACCGGCCGGTATATCTAACGACGAAAATGTATTAGACGCCGATCACGCTTCCTATAATAAACTAGACGAGTAGCTTAATTAGGGTTTAGGTGGGCGAATGCTGTAAAGATACCGCGAGGAGCGGTACCTAAATCACATAAGTGAATTGCTAGTAGCTACAAGTTAGTATCGAGTAGTAATGCGAGTGATAATGCAAGTGTATGAGGTTCTTAGCCCTCCACTAAAAACACTCAATAGTTATTACCCTAGCTTGTAGCACACGGGGGTGACCTGGTTTTGACGTGATAGAAAGCCTATATGGAACTATTGCGGAAGAGAGTTCGATTCTCTCCACCTCCACTAATTTAAAAATAAACAATATGGAATCAATTAAAGTACAAAGAACAACAAACAATATCAAACTAGGCAAAGTACTATACAAGCCTTATACTGTAGGTAACTTACCTCCATCATTCGCTTTCAAGTGGGATGAAGAAAACGATACTGACGGAATAAGTCAATGGTTTAACTACAAAGGACTAACCTATATAAGAAAATAACTATGAATAAATTAGAAGAACTTAATGACATCGCTCAAGGCATAGCTGACGTTACAAAAGAACTAATGTATGATAGTGTTGATTGGCAATTAGAAGACTTTAATCAAGACGGTGATGAGTACAATGCTATACGTGAAGATGTAATGTTTTTAGCGGTTGAAAAAATGTATATGTCAATAAAAAGAAGATATTATGAACAAGAATAAAACAGTATATGTAGATATGGACGGCGTATTAGTCGATCTCCAATCCGAAATTGATAAAAATAACGGTAAATGGCATCCTAACATATTCAAGAATCCCAAACCAATCGACGGAGCGGTTGAAGCATTTGCAGAATTATGTATGACAGATGAATTTGACGTCTATATCTTATCTACTGCACCGTGGAATATGCCTGCCTCGTGGACTCATAAACGACAATGGGTGAGTAAATACTTAGGTCCTCTTGCGCACAAGCGGTTGATATTGTCTAACCATAAAAACCTACTACGTGGCGACATATTGATCGACGATAGAACGGCTAACGGAGCAGGTGAGTTTGACGGTGAGTTAATACAGTTTGGTACAGATAAATTTCCTGACTGGAAAGCGGTATTAAATCATTTACAAATCTAATACGAACAAGAATCGATAATATAAATGTAACAAATAAATATAATACTATGAAAATAAGATTAACACTTTGGGAGCGACTTAAACCAGAACACAAACAGTCAATAGCCGCTAAGTTTAGTAACTATCCTCACTCTCACGCCGTACTAATTAAATTACTAAGCGAACTAGTTTTCTTTACTGCTGTTCCCTACGGTACTGCTTTCGACGTAATGTCAGCATGTAATCTAGACTTCTTTGGAGACGCTTTTTATCCTAACATTGAATTAATAGAAAAAAACAACTAAAACTATATATTATGAGTAAAAAACTAATTACAGACGAACTAATTAACGAAAGACTAGAAGCTAAAGGCTTTGGTGAAAAGCAAAGCGAAGACGAAGATCTAGCTAAAAAAGCAGTATTAAAACACTTTGGCGTAGAATTTATAGATGACTACTCTAGTTCTGCAGATTTTTATGTATACGAAGAATCAACAGCAGATGGCTATTCAGTGTATGTAGCTACGCATGACCAAAGTTCTGTTAATGTAAACGAAAACGTATACTATTATGATAGTGATTTAAGTGGTGCCCTTGCAGAATATATCAAATATTCTAACGGCGACGAAGATAATCCTGAAATTATATATGTAGACGATCTTTACCAACAATTTATTGACGACGCTATCGAGCAATTATTCGTATATTTGGCTGAAAGATTCGAAGAAGAAGTTATTGACGAGTTGATAGGCGAAGGTTATGAGCAACAAGATTAAAAAATAAAATATGAAAGAATTAAAATTACTACAAGACTTAGCTGACACTAGCGATAATGTTTGGATGCAACATATGCTTTCTAAGATTGAAACAAAGTATACAGTATCGGTTGAGGATGCTATACGTGATCGTGCAATTGACTTAATTGAATCAAAAATAATTAACCAAGCTATAAGAATTGCCGCTGCTGAAACAGATATTGAAAAAAACAACACAACATTTACCGATATTGATACATTAATAATAATGGCAGATATAGAACGTAAAGATCTAAAAGTATGGGAATATTTAAAAAACTTAATAAACAATAATAATGACAAAAACTAAAACACAAACAATGCCAAAATGGTTTAAGGGCGTAATTTACGAAACCGGTGATGTAGTTACTAACAAATTTAGTGGCGAAGAATATGAATTAAACAACGTTGAGCTAGCTATGTACGATTTTATCATGGGTACTCAAATGGTGTTCGAAATGATGCCTAAAACTGTCAGTAAAAAAATGATTGACGACTTTCATCGCGGATTAACTTGGTTCCGCACTAAAAACCCTGCAGCGTATTATGCCTTGCTAGATTAACACGAATACAAATCGATAATAATAATAACTAAAAACAATTAAATTATGAACAAACAAATTTTACCAATGCAAACAGTTGAAGTAAATTCAACAGCAATTTCAACAGCTAATTACGCTTATGACAACTACAGCTTAGAATTAGAATTCGTAAACGGCGACAGATACGAGTACAAAAGCGTACCAAATCACGTATTTGAAGGCTTAAGATCATCACCTTCTAAAGGTAAATTTATTAACCGTTACATTCTTAGATCTTACTCTTATTCAAGAGTATAATATATGACTGACGATCAAATAGATAAGCTAGCTAACGCCATTGTCTTGAAGATGATGGCGAAGCAAGAAGAATATGACAAACAATTTCTCGAGGACGTAAAAGTTCTTGTAAAAGAAGGCACAGAAATTAAAGTTGAGTTAAGCAATAGCAAAAACGCTATACAAAATAAAATTAGCGAACTTAAAACTTTGTTAGCAAAATCCATTGATGACCAAGATTTCTTGAAAGCAAAAAGAATTTCTGACGAAATTAATGATCTTGAAAAAAAATATAACTTATAACATACAAAAACAATACGATTACAAATCGATAATATAATTGAATATAAAATAAATAAATATGATTAAACCAATGCTCGCCTATAAAGTAGGCAAAAAACAAATTGATTACACTGACCCTGTTTTCTTACAACCAAAACTTGACGGCGTGCGTTGCGTAATCACTAAAGACGGATGCTATACGCGTACCGGTAAACAATGGCTAAATGTTGATCACATCGAGCAGTCGCTTAAGCGGTTCTTTCAACGTCATCCTAATAAAATACTTGACGGTGAATTATACAACCACGACTTACGCGATAATTTCGAAAAAATCATATCATTAGTTCGTAAAACCAAGCCAACTGACGCTGATCGCGCTGAAGCTGAGCAGATTGTTCAATTTCACTGCTACGATTTCATATCCGATGCAAATTACGACGTGCGTTACGCTTTTATTCGCGAAGAATTCTGGGATTACGGTCCTTCATTCTCCGAATATGTCAAATTGTCTGACAACGCTCTCGTTGCCTCTCACGATGAAGCATTAATGTTACATAATGTTAATCTAGCACGCGGCTACGAAGGCTCTATACTGCGCCTAAATGCTCCGTATCAACAAAAGCGATCTTATAACTTGCAAAAGTTTAAAGACTTCCACGATACTGAAGCTACTATTATCGGCTACGTACCCGGTAAGGGTAAACGTACCGGTACTATCGGCAAGTTTATAATGCGTGACGACGACGGTATTGAATTCGGTTGTCCTCCCGGCAAAGGTTACAACTATAAAATGTTAGCTGATATGCTAACTAACATTGACCAGTTTATCGGTAAGCGTGCAACGTTTACTTATTTTGAACGTACTAAAGCAAATAGCTATAGACATCCACTTTATAAAACATTAAGAAACTATGAATAGAGATAAACATATATGGGAAGGTTGGACAGTCGGTGACTTTATTGATGATATAGAGCCTATATTTGATATGTGTGCACCGCTTATGGATAAACAAAGTCTTAAACGCTGGGTTGCACAAGAGCAACCTTATTACAAGAAACATATACCAGATGTTTATAACTATTTCTTAAAAAAATCAGGATTATGAGTAAATTAATATGGCAGTTGTACAATGACAACCTAATATCAAAAGAAATAGCAAATGTGTTGCTAGATGAACACTTTAACCGAAATCATAGAAACTACTAATGAATATATTTTATTTAGACAAAGATCCAAAAGTAGCAGCAAGTTACTTTTACGACAAGCACAAAGTTAAAATGATCTTAGAATGTGCTCAAATGCTATGTACAGCGCATCATGCACTAGGCAATGACGATGTACCATACAAGCAATCACATTTAAATCATCCAAGTTCTGTGTGGGTGCGGAGAAACATAAGCAACTATATGTGGTTATACAATCATATGTTAGCTTTAGGTAATGAATACACAAAAAGATATAACAAAACACACTTAACAATCACAAAATGCAAAGAAATTTTATCCTCACCCCCAAGTTCGCTTCAAGCAGGTACTTTCGAAGAACCTCCTCAATGTATGCCAGATGAGTATAAAGTAGAGGGAGACTCCGTTAAGGCGTATTGGAATTATTATGAACAAGAAAAATGTAAAGTAGCAAACAAAAATGAGCAAAAAATTAGTAGACCACTTACTCTCAGTTAATTACAGGAGTATAACAAATAGAGTAAAACAAATTCAAAAACCAATAACACGACCAAAGTCAAAAACATGACAATAGGTAGTATAATTTAATAGTAATAGGCTAATGTCACTAAACGAAAGAAACACAAACTACCTTATAAAACGAAAAGTTATATATAGGCGTGATCCGATTAGCGATGTACCTACTAAATCATTCGACTGGGGTGTTTATTATGAAGAGGGTACGCACGAGTGTTACAACTTGTTTGCATCTAAAGCTAAAATAAATACCTACAAGTCCTTAAAGTGGCATCTATATACGTTGTGGTACTTAAATCCTCAAATGGATCCTGATGGATTTACAGACCTAACACGAATGCTTTGCGATAATATAAATGGATTTGTTACTTTTAAAGTTTCAGGTCAATTATTGCAGAGCATGGTATATGATGTATCCCTTATGGATCTTGATAAACCTCCGCCGAATAAGCTGCGTAAAATTATATTTAAAGACCATTGCGGTTTAGATATGCGACAAAAGCTATCTATAGTAGGGCAAATGATTGGCAGAAAGAAATTGTCATCCTCAGAAATATACGAAGCAATGATAATGTTAAATGATAACAACGTAAAAATAACTATTAACAAACTAGCTGAGTATCTAGAATGTTCTACTAGAACAATACATCGTAATATTGGTAATGAATTAAAAAAAGAAAAAGAATTACTTAACCAGCAATTAAAAAAAAGATATGACTAAAAATTATGCAAAAGAGTTTAACGAATGGATGGCTTCTATAGGTAACATACATTACCCTAACGATAATATGATGGCTAGAGCATTTCAAATAATAGAAGATAATGAAAAAATATAACATACAGAACTATGTAAGATATAAAGAAGACTTAAAAGAATCTATGCCTCCTATGAAAAGCGAATACAAAGATTACTCAAGAAACGAACTTATAGTTAAATTTTTACCATTAGTAGAAAGTCTAGCTAGAAAGTTTTCAACCTCACAGCAAGCATCTGGAGTGTTGAGTATTAATGATTTAATTCAAGAAGGTAGTTCAGGCTTAGTTAAAGCTGTAGATAGATTAGACTGGGACCAGCTCGACGCTTCTGACGATATAGAAAAAACCTTAAAGTCGTTCTTCAGTAAGCGAATTAAAGGTGCTATACGTAGAGCCATTGACATTAACCGCGGAGACATTAAAATACCTGAGCATGTACTAACTACTATCAGAAAAAATCCTGAGAATAGTAAAATGGTAGCAATGTTTTTCAACAGTATGTTTTCTAGTTACGACATTAATCCGTTGAATGAAGATAACTTTGCATACCAGTTGCCTGACAATTCTAAAGAATATAATATAGATCTATTGAACAGCTATTTGTTAGGTATCATGCGGGAGTATTTAACTAAAAAGCAATATGATGTTGTAAGATTATTTTACGGTTTAGATTGTGAAAAACAATCAGCTAAACAAATTGCGGAGTACGTGAATATTAACGTTCCTACTGCAACTGTAATAGTTTCTCAGATTAAAAAAGAAGCTATAGATCATCTTATCGCTAACGTAAGTGAAGATCAAGTGATTGATTATCTTTAAGTTATCCAATAAATATGTAATTATAAATAAGTAACCAATATGCAATTAAATGAAAAACTGGCTACAATCCAGACAAAGTTTAAATCTAAAAAATCAAGATTTAACTCATTCGGCAAGTACAACTTCAGATCAGCCGAAGACATCCTAGAAGCAACAAAGCCCTATCTATTAGAGTTAGGAGTGTCCGTTACGATTAGTGAACGGTTAATTGAATCTAATCAGGATTTTCCTATTTTAGAATCGTGCGCAACTGTCTCTGATGGCAAAGATGCTATACGTGCTACTTCTATTGTCGGGATTGATCTGAATCAGAAAGGTATGCAAATGCCTCAAAAATTCGGTAGTGCTTCAAGTTATGGTAAAAAGTACGCTTTAGGAAATCTATTCTTAATAGACGATACCCAAGACAGTGACGCGAGTAACACCCATTCTGGTAAAGCTGCCAAACCAAAGTTAGAAGGAGCAGCATTAACAAAAGCGAAAAGCTTTATTAAATCGGGAGGTAGCATCGAAGCTATCAAAGCTAAATACGATATACCTGCTGATGTATTAAAAACCCTGTAATGACAAGAGAAGAACAGTTAAACAAACTTAGAGAAGATGAGCACTACTATGGCGACTTTGGAAAGCAATTCCTTAGTAACTCAGATATCTCTACGTTATTATCTAACCCTTTGTCGCTTGGACAAAAGCAAGGATCTAATCCTAACTTTTTAATCGGAGGTTATTTTCACACTGCAATTCTTGAGCCTAACAAACTTAAGAATTTCAGGATTGTGGAAGCAACAACCAGAAACACAAAAGCGTACAAAGAGATGTCAGGCGGAGAACTATGCTTGTTACAACATGAGGCAGACAAAACAGATGCACTAGTAGAGACAATGATGTCTAATGAATTCTGTAAGTCTATGATTCTTGGTGACAATGTAGAGTACGAAGTTCCTGGCATTGCTGAAATCCACGGAAAGCTTTGGAAAGGTAAAGCGGATATCATTAATCATGACGAGAAATTGGTTATTGATTTAAAAACCACAGCCGACATTTCAAAGTTTCGTTATTCAGCCTCTAAGTACAATTACAACAGTCAAGCTTATATATACCAGAAGTTGTTTGGTTATGAAATGATTTTTATAGTCATAGATAAGTCAACACAACAGATCGGTGTATACGATTGCTCTGAAAAGTTTTTAGCTTTAGGAGAAGATAAGGTGCAGAAAGCGGTTGCAACTTACGATTTATTTTTTAACAATCCGGAATTTAAACCGGAAAACTATTTTATTAACCAAACCCTTTAAAACCAATTAAATTATGGCAAGTATTATTAAAGCAAGTATCAACCTAGACATGATTGACAAATCTAAAATCTATGTTGGTAAGAAAGGTAAGTATCTACCAATCACAATTACAATCAACGATGAAGTTGACAACTATGGAAATCAAGGTCCAGTTGTTATTGAACAAACTAAAGAAGAGAGAGAAGCTAAGACAGCTAAAATCTATTTAGGAAATGTAAAAGTCGTATGGACTAACGGAGATAACGTTGCAACAGCACCTAGAGATGATCAACAAGGAGGCGGGCAACCAGCGTCTTTAGTTCCTGAAGCAGATGATCTACCGTTCTAGTGGATCAGTGTGAGATGTGCAAAGAAGTCATGACTAAGTGTGACTTTGATTATTGCGACATATGTCCCGAGTGCTTAGACGGAGAGTAACTAACAATTAAATTAAATTAAATGCAAACAAACGAGATCAATGGATTTGAGATTGATGTATTCAATCAACACAAACTTGAAGAAGGCAAGAAGCAGGGTATATGCCCAACTTGTTCTCCTGATAGAAAACCTAAGAATCAGAAAGCAAAGTGTGCTTCTTATGATTGGGAACGTGGTCTCGGTACTTGTCATAATTGTGATACTAGTTTTCAATTGCATACTTACAAGCGTAAAGGTGAAGCTGAAAAGGTTTATGTTAAACCTCCACAGACGGATGCTATACGTGAACCAAGTACTGCTGTTGAAGATTGGTTTAAAACTAGAGGTATTTCCAAACAGACTCTCATTGATCTAAAAGTCGGTGAGGGTCCTGAATGGATGCCCCAAACACAAAAGTCTGAAAACGTTATAAAGTTTAATTACTTTATGGGTGGCGAGCTATTAAATGTCAAATATCGTGACGGTAGAAAAAACTTTAAGCTTTTTAAAGGAGCTGAAAAAGTATTTTATAACATAGATAGTATTGTAGGACACGATTACTGTGTTATAGTTGAAGGTGAAATGGATGTGTTAGCTTTATATGAAGCAGGTATTTCTAATGCAATATCTGTTCCTAACGGAGCTACATTAAAAACCAACAACCTTGACTATTTAGATTCTTGTATCGATTATTTCGAGCACATGGATAACATAATAATTGCTACAGACACTGACGACGCAGGTTTAGCGTTGCAAACTGAATTAATTAGAAGATTAGGTTCCGAAGTGTGCTTAACTGCAACTTTTGAAGATTGTAAAGATGCGAACGAATACTTAATTAAACATGGCAAAGATAAGCTAGTAGCTAGAATAACTGGCGCAAAGCCAGTACCTCTAGAAAATGTAACTACATTTAAAGATCACGAAGCTGAAGTTATTGATTTTGTCAACAATGGATTTAAACCAGGATTTCAAGTTGGTTTAGATAACTTTGATGATATATTTTCAACATATACTGGACAGTTTATTACAGTGACAGGCATACCTAGTTCGGGTAAGTCTGACTTTGTTGATCAAATGTGTGTAGGTTACAATGCTAACTACGGTTGGAAGACTGCATTTGCGTCACCTGAAAACAAGCCGAACTTTTTGCATGCCCACAAATTAATGCGTAAAGTCTGGGGAGGTATGCCTACTAAAGCGGATGTTTATGGCGAGCGTTGGAATGCAGTAGCAGATCACGTTAATGACAACTTCTATCACGTTGATATGGAGCGTTATAACTTAGAATCTGTTCTTGCTAAAGGAGCTGAGCTAGTAAAGCGTAAAGGAATTAAGTGTTTAGTTATTGATCCATTCAATAAAGTAAGAGCGAATACTGCAAACGACAATGATATAAACAAGTATACTATGGAGTACTTAATGCAAATAGAAGTGTTTGCTAAGAAGTATGATGTACTAGTTATTATTGTAGCTCACCCAACTAAGATGTACAAAAACGACAAAGGCGTTATAGAAGTGCCAACAATGTACAATATTAAAGGTGGTGGTGAATGGTATGATGCATCTTATCATGGATTAGTAGTGCATAGAAACTACGAACAGAAAACTGTTATGGTTAAAGTTCTAAAAGTAAAGTTTCAAAATCTTGGAGAGAATGGTGCAGAAGCACACTTCAAATGGAATCCTGACTCAGGAGGATATATTCCTCACGAGCAAGTATCATTAGACGGAGTTAAGATGCCATGGGAGTAAAGAAAAAGCAATGCAATATGGGTAAACCTCCATTCGACGAGGACTTATGGGAAAGTTATAGGTGGTGTTGTAGAAACGACATACTTATTGGTCCAGTATCTAGAAACGATACAGCTTGGTATGTTAGCATAACTAACAAAGGTAGAACTAATCAAAGTCCAGAAACATTTGGCAAGACTGAAATATGGACTAAAATATTTGAATACGCAAAATTTTACTATGAAAAAAACAAATGACATACAAAACGAGTATAAACAACTGCTATCAGAAACTCTCAACACGGGTTCTGAAAAAGCAGATAGAACTGGTACAGGCACACGATCGTTATTTGGCAGGACACTTAAGCATGAAATGTCACATGGCTTTCCAATTCTTACATCAAAAAGAGTATCTTTCAATGCTGCAAGAACAGAGCTACTATGGATTTTACAAGGACGAACCGATCTAAAGTATTTAGAAGACAACGGTGTTAAGTACTGGCGACCTGATTATGAACGTTCAGGTAGAACTGATGAAACTTTAGGTCCTGTGTATGGAAAACAATGGCGCGATTTCGAAGGCGTAGATCAGCTTTATAATCTTGTTAATGATATTAAACACAATCCAACTTCAAGACGCCTTATGATATCCGCATGGGCTCCACAGGAGATGCAAGACATGGCGCTGCCTCCTTGTCATTATGCTTGTCAAGTACATATTGCTGATGGTAAGTTAAATTTAATGTGGCAACAACGATCTGCTGATTTATTCTTAGGATTACCTTACGATATTGTAATGTATGGGTTGATGCTAGAAATGCTGGCTAAAGGTGCTGGGTTAATACCAGGTACTTTAACAGCTCAGCTTGGTGACTGTCACATATATAACAATCATATAGAGCAAACCAAAGAATATTTAAAGCGTCCAAACAGAAAGTTACCTGATTTAGAATTAGACAAGGGTATGTTTATAAATCTTAACCATGTTTACATTCCTGAGAAAGATCAAATTAAAATTAATAACTACAATCCTTACGCTGCAATTCCTGCTCCGTTAAGTGTTGGCTAAACTAAAAATTATGTATTATCTTTATCACATACCTGGAAAAAAAGTAGGTATAACACAAAACCCAGCAAGACGCATAACAAAGCAACAAGGCTATTCATCTGATGAGTACAAAATTATAATGACTAGTGAAGATGTAGATTTTATATCTGCTCAGGAAATTGCATTACAAAAAGCTTATGGTTACAAAGTTGATAGACAAACTTATAAACAATTAATAAATTCAAATAAAATGAAAATAAACGTTACTGAACAAACAAGTACATTTCCGTGTCCATTAAACAAGCTGAAAGGCCAACTAATGGACAATTTAGATTTAAGCTGGGAAACGGAACATGGCAATTTTAGCCTAACCAAAAAAAATATAGATTGGATATTAAAAAACGCTAGAACATCTATGTTTAATCCAAATAGATGCTACATATATAATAAAGCTTTTGCTAATAACGTTTCAAAAAAGAAAAAGAAAAGCAAAGCTAATATATATGACAAAATAAGAATATGGGCTGATGAAAAAGGTATATATGACAAAGGCAACTCACACACGCAATATGTTAAGTTAATGGAAGAAGCTGGTGAATTAGCTTCAGCTTTACTTAGGAAAGATAAACCTGAAATTATAGATGCTATTGGCGACATAGTTGTTGTTCTTACTAATTTAGCGGTATTAGAAGGTCTTAAGATTGAAAACTGTGTTGAAGACGCTTATGGTGTTATTAAAGACAGAAAAGGTAAAATGACTAACGGGACATTTGTAAAAGAAAAATCTACAGACGAGTTAATTAATGACTATGTAAAATCTACGCTATAATGACAAAACAAGAAATAGAATTTAGAGACCCGGTTGTTAAACGTGTTGTTAACAAATTTGTACAAAGATCTGATGTAGGCTTTAAGAAGTACGGCGTTACTCTTGATCAAGATCCATCAGCAATGTTTGATTGGCTTAATCACTTACAAGAAGAGCTTATGGATGCTGTATTGTATTTACAAAAAGCTAAAGAAGCATACACTGAAGAAGAGCAAGAATCAATGCTACAAGAGTTCCATGATTAAGCGTAGATCAAAAAAGAAAGGTCCAGTTAGAGCAAAGAAGGTATCATATGATGGTATCGACTTTGCTTCAGGGCTTGAGAAATATATGTACATTCAACTTAAAAAGAATAAGTTGTTTGACAGATATGAAGGAGAAGTTTTTCAATTAGTTGATGGGTTTCAATTTACCAACACATCTATTGAGAAGCAGTCTAACGGCAAAGGAGAATATGTTAACCGCGGTAATAAAAAGATATTAGGCATCAAGTACACGCCTGACTTTTCATCTTGGGATTACATAATAGAAACTAAAGGTAGAGCTAACGAATCATTCCCTATGAGATGGAAGTTGTTTAAGCTTTGGTTGACTAACAATAAAGATCCTAGAGCGATTTATAAACCATCAAATCAAAAGACATGCGACGAAACGATACAACACATCCTGGCCAATCGAAAAGAATAGCTAGACTTAAGTATGCTGAAAGGCAAATTGAGAAGTATTGGAAATGGAGCTGGGCTATGAGAGGTAAGGTAAGATATAGAGATATAGTTAAACTACAAGACAAATACAAAATATTTATAGGATGAAAAAACTTGAAGCGTATATATTAGAAATAGGATTATATCCTGGAATATTGTTTGGATTAAGAACTTACCCTGAAGAGAACCAAACTACTTACGTGCTATACGTGCCGTTTGTAGACATTGCTTTAACACTATACTACAAGATTGAATAACGAAGAAGAAAGTCAAAGAGTAGAAGCTACTGTGTTTTTTTTAGACGAGGTTATTTATCAGCTTAAAGCAGCTGTAAAGAAACCACCAACAAAAATAAACTTAGTTGCAAGTATGTCTGCCTGGCTAAATACATTAGAGACTATTAAATCATTAAACACAGAAAATTAATATGGGATTATTTGACAAAAGAATAGCTTACAAACCATTTGAGTACCCAGAGTACTACACTGAAGGTTGGCTAAAACAAGCTCAAGCTTTCTGGCTTCACACTGAGATATCAATGCAAAGCGATGTTAAAGACTGGAACGAGAAGCTAGATAAAAAAGAAAAAAACTTAGTTGGTAATATACTACTAGGTTTTGCACAAACAGAATGCGCTGTGTCTGATTACTGGACACAAAAGGTTGTTGGTTGGTTTCCAAAACACGAAATACAGCAAATGGCTATGATGTTTGGATCACAAGAAACGATACATGCTGTAGCTTACAGCTATTTAAACGAAACTTTAGGACTAGAAGATTATGAAGCGTTTTTACACGAGCCTGCAACGGCTAAAAGATTTGAAAACCTACTTGCATACTCAGGTAATACTCCTGCTAGCATCGGTAAGTCTCTTGCTATTTTTAGTGCTTTTGCTGAAGGAGTATCTCTTTACTCTGCTTTTGCTGTGTTATATAGTTTTCAGATGCGTAATCTTCTTAAAGGCGTAGGTCAACAAATGAAATGGTCTGTTAGAGATGAATCTTTACACAGTAAGATGGGTTGTAAATTATTTAGAGACATGTGCTCTGAAGACAACCAACTACTAAATCTTTGTAGATCAGATGTTGTCGATGCTGCAGAGACTATGGTTAAGTTAGAAATAGATTATATTAACAAAATGTTTGAAATGGGTGATATAGAAGGTATATCTGCTAATGATCTTAAGCATTTTATAAAAAAGAGAACAAATGAAAAACTTGTGGAACTTGGCTACGTTGACCTTGGTTCGTATTTCGCGTATGACGAGAAAGCAGCAGCTAATCTTGATTGGTTCTATCATCTTACCGGCGGGGTCACTCATACTGATTTTTTCGCAACTAGGCCGACAGATTATTCGAAGGCTGGTGAAGGGGAGAACTTCGAAGACATTTGGTAATGATTCATAAATTAAAAAGTTTTAAAAAGAAATGGCTAAAAGCTTTGGTAAGATCCAGAAAGTTAACGCCTTCAGAAAAACTAGCGAGTAGGCTAGGTTACATGGGTAGTGGTTTTTTAATCGCTGCCCAATGGACTATACAACCTGAATTATATATTATAGGTTTTATATTAGTAGTAGTACAAACAGCCTCAAGAAAACAATGGAACCTTGTAGCATTAAACATTAATGGGTTAATAGCCTGGTTAAATCACTTAATATAATATGTGGAATGAAAATTGGATTAAAGGAGAAGATTACCCTGCGTGGGGTGATACAGACGTATACAAGAAGACAATATCCGGGGGATATTTATTTGACGGAGAAACGCCTAAAGAAGCATACCATCGCGTCAGTAAAGCAGTTGCTCGTAGGTTATATAAACCTGAAATGGCTGAAACATTTTTCAACTATATTTGGAATGGTTGGTTATGTTTGGCATCTCCTGTACTTAGCAATACTGGTACTGACCGTGGTCTCCCTATTAGTTGTTTCGGTGTTGATGTAGCAGATTCAATACAGGACATAGGTCAGAAAAATCTAGAGATGATGCTGTTAGCTAAGCATGGAGGCGGTGTTGGCATTGGTATTAATCAAATCAGACCCGCTGGAGCTAGGATAACTGGTAATGGAACATCAGATGGAGTAGTACCATTTTGTAAAATTTACGATTCTACAATTCTTGCTACCAATCAAGGTTCTGTAAGAAGAGGCGCTGCTTCTGTTAATATTAACATTGAACACAATGATTTCGAAGACTGGCTTGAAATCAGGGAACCCAAAGGAGATGTTAATAGGCAATCTCTTAACTTGCATCAATGCGCTATTGTTGGAGATAAGTTTATGCGTAGACTAGAGCAAGGAGACAAAGAAGCTCGTGCTAAATGGAGTAAATTATTAAGAAAAAGAAAAGCGACTGGTGAGCCTTATATAATGTTTAAAGGTAACGTTAATAAAGCAAATCCAGAAGCATACAAACAAAACGGATTGAAGGTGCATATGACTAATATATGTTCTGAAATCGCATTACACACGGATGAAACACATAGCTTTGTATGTTGTTTATCATCATTAAACTTAGCAAAATATGAAGAGTGGAAAGACACTAATCTTATACATGACGCCATTTACTTTCTTGATGGAGTTATGGAAGAATTTATTCAAAGAGCAAAGGGACTACGTGGGTTCGAAAATGCTATTCGATCTGCACAGAAAGGGCGAGCATTGGGCTTGGGAGTCCTTGGATGGCACACGTATCTCCAAGAAAAGGGTATTCCTTTCGAAGGTTTACTTTCTCAGTTTGAGACTAGGAAGATATTTTCGCAAATCAAAATTGAAAGCGAAAGAGCATCAAGGAATCTTGCTGAAATATATGGGGAACCTCTTTGGTGTGTTGGTACTGGTAGGCGTAATACTCACCTTCGTGCTATCGCTCCTACTGTCTCTAATAGTAAGCTTTCCGGTAATGTTTCTCCGGGTATTGAGCCGTGGGCCGCGAACGTATTCACAGAGCAATCGGCCAAGGGGACTTTTATAAGAAAGAATCCTACCTTAGAACAGGTTCTTGAAGACAACGAATTAAACACTAGTGATATATGGAATAAGATATTAGCTGATGGAGGTTCTGTTCAAAATATCGATGCTCTTGATAATGTATTGATAGGAGATCATAATATCCCTTCTAAGGAAGTTTTTAGAACATTCAAGGAGATTAATCAGTTGGAATTAGTTAATCAAGCAGGGATCAGGCAACAGTACGTAGATCAATCCGTAAGTCTTAATCTTGCATTCCCTTCTGAAGCTACTCCTAAATGGTTGAACAAAGTTCATTTCGAAGCTTGGAAGAAAGGTGTAAAAACTTTATACTATACTAGAACTGAAAGCGTCTTGCGTGGAGATATTGCGGCTTCAGCTATGAGTGAAGATTGTCTAGCGTGTGATGGCTAATATGCTATACATATAATTAATAATGCCGCTAAATTAATTAGCGGCATTATTTTTTACTTTTTCTTTTTTACTTTATTTTTTTTTACTTTATTTTTTATTTTTTTCTGATTAGCATCAAAAAGTTTTTTGCCTTTATCGTCTAAATCTTCTCTATTTACAGGAGGCTCGTATCCTGGTTTACCTGGTGTTCCCGGAGCATCCGGATCTACTGGAGGTTTTGAATTTAATATAGAAACTTTTTTTCTTTTGCTAAACTCTTTTAATTGTTGTCTTAAGTTTAAATTTCTCATTTTTATTTGTTTTTATTTTAACAATTCCATTTTCTTCTAGCGGCTTTACCTCTTTCAGAGCTCCAGCCTTTAGATCTAGCACAGAATGATTTTCTTCTTTTAGCATCTTTACTATCAGGATCCATTTCAGACGGCTTTTTAGTTACAGCTGTCTTTAGATTACCCCCTGTTTTCTTATTATAATTAGCAACACCTTTAGCTGTCATTCCACCGCCAGCATCTTTACCTGTGCCACCACCTTTTTTAACTTCTGCAAAGTTTCCAGATTTTTTATTTTTTGGAGGAGAATACGATTTGCTTTTTGTTTTTTTAGCCGGAGAACTACATCCGCAGTCTGAACTACATCCGCAGCTTGATTGTTTCTTAGCACCACCCAATCCATTAGGTCCTACACCTTTAAATCCTTTATACATATTATTTATTTTTTAATGCAACTTCCTTTAGTACCTACTTCAGTGCCAGGCTTTCTTTTATAATTTTTCCAACAAGCTTTTTTAGCAGGAGATCCAATGTGGTATCCGTTGTTACCCAGCAATCCTAGCCCTTGAGGACCAATTCCTTTTGTTCTCATATTAGTTTATTTTTTATTATTCCACCTCGCTTTAGTACCTCGGATGTCAACATGTGTAAACGTATTGTATCTTCCAAGTCCGCCTAGATCAAAAACTTCCGCTTTCATTAAGTCGTCTATTGCATCAGCTACACTGTCAGGAGATTCACCTTCCACCTGCAAATCAGCAGCCTTGCCTAATAAATGCTGTGAAGCTTTAGCTCCGCCAACTTTTGCATTGTGAGATTTACAACGGTAAGCATTTGTTATTTTTATAGGTTTAAGAATAACTGTTCTTAACGTCTGCAAATTATCTGCCAATTTTACTACATTTTCCTCAACAAACTTAGGCATGACACACCCGCAATTGCATTCAAACTCTTCTAAGCTAAAATTTTCTGTTAATTTCATTAATTTTTAAGTTTATTAATTACTTTTTCAAATTGCTCTTCTGTAACTTCAAGTTTAAAATTAATTCCTGCCACCCACTGATAAACAGGTTTACCATTGTTAAATAAAACTAAAATAGGCACGGATCTTATTTTGGCTTGCATTTTCTTAGGCTGATCTTCTAACCATCCAAAGTTAATTCTTATGCCACCAATCTTTGTTTGCTTTAGATTGTTTTTGCCATTCCATTTAGCGTTGATCTCAAGTAAAGTATATTTTTGAGAGTAGCAGCTGATAGAAAGCATTGTAATTAATATAATTAAAGTATTTTTCATCTTGCTTATCTTTGAATTATTTTATACAACTTCTCATCTATTTTATCTAACTTCTTGCTATTCTCCTCAACCTTATCTTGAGTGGTCATTATGGTTTCTCTAACTAACTGATCTTTAAGATCGTACTCTGTCCTAGTGATAGTAGGTTCAGGTAGTTCTTTAGCTAACTCAATATCTTTTTTCAAAGTAAAATACAACCCTGCAAATGATATAGCTCCTCCGACTACTAGAGCTATTGTTTTAATGTCAAGAGTTACTTCTGTGCTTTCGCTAATTTTGTTTGCCATATTATCTTACTTTATTTTTTTCTGTTACACCCATATTTTTTAGCGGGTGATGGGTTTGTATCTGGCACCGCTGGTCCGGTTCCGTCTGCGCTTATAGATATTTCCATTCCTTTGGGAAATTTTACTTTAGATCTTGCGCTTTGTACTCTTGACGTTATTGGTATACTCATAAGTTATTTGTTTTTTGATTTAGCAATTTCTGCACGCTTGCGAGCTAATCTCTTTGCTTTTTCTTTTGGCGGTAATTTATGGAAAGGAACATCGCTATAGTCTTTTGCTTTCTTAGCTTTTTTCTTTTTTCCCTTAGCTCTTTCTTCCTTCTTCTTTTCCTTTTTATCTAACTTAGCGTTGGTCTTAATAAGTATATGCTCTTCGTTTGTTGCGCCTACATTCCAAGCTTTCCAGCCTAAACCTAATGCTATACGTTGCATCACGGTGTTTCTTGTGTCAAAAGCTTCTGTTATAGAGTTTAATTCATCAACAGCTCTAGCCATTGGAAAGTTAGTAGTACCTTCTACTACGTTACCTAATACAGAGTACGCTGGTGAAATATTGAATCTACCGTCATAAACCACATCGTACCCTCTATTTTCAATCACGTCTTTATTGAATCTTTTAGCTTGAATTCCTTTATATATTTTACTAAGCTTAGAACCAATTGGTGGGGCTAAGTTAGCTGCTTGCAGTATTGTGTAGGTATGATCTCCCGTAAACCCTTTTTCATCCTGCTTATTGTACTCTTGAATAACGTTTTTGATAGTATCTACAACAGCTCCTGGTATACCAAACCCTCCTTTTAAAGTAGTACTTATAATACCGTTTAAAATTCTATTAGATTTTTCACCTAGCTTAGCAGCAAGTTCTTCGTCTGTTGGCTCTTCATCATCAAAACCTGGCAACAGCGCAAACAATGCGTTTTGCAACGTTGAAAATATAATGTTCTGAATAGCTCCGTAATAAATGATCTGACTCAAATGAGTAACATCGCTTTGAAACTGGTTTAATCCAGGAACTCTACGTCTGTTATATATGTTTTGCGCAGATTTCTTTATAGATCTATTTAGCTGTATTGGCGTATTCTGAAACGCCAACAACATTCTACCTACAGTACTTGCTTGATCCGATGATATTAAAGCTGGATCACCTGATTGCTGTGTTTCTTCTGATATTTTACTAAAGTCCTCAAACGCTTTTTGTTCAGCTTGTTCCCTAGTATACTTAGGGCCATACGTCATTTTTCTGTTCTGCTTAGTCAACTCTTTGTCTGGTGCCTGCTCTTTTAAATAAGAATTTACTCTATTTCTATAGAATGTAGCTCCACCTGAAGCAATAGCAAAACTATCCGCCATTTGTGTTGGTGTAAATCCTTTCTTTAATAACCAACTTAAAGCAGCAACAGCTTTATTTTTAGAGCCTTTAACAGCACTAGCAATCTCTGCTTCGTTAATATCTGATTTTAAACCTGATCTACGTTGCTTTAATTTAGGGGAGTTAAACAGCGTTGAAAAATCTTTCCAGAATTGTGGTTGATTAGCAAATGCTAAAGCAGCCTTAGCTGGATTATTATCAGACCAATTAATAAAGTTAACAGTAGACAATGTTTGTAGTAATGCAGATCTTCTGTTGAAGAACATGATAGACCCAATCGAGTTGTTTACCCAGTTATTAAATCTATTTGCATTCTTATTCATTCCTGAAGGACGGTTTGTACCGTTCTCCATTCTATAAAGTATATCTTTTAAAGCATCCGCTTGTCTTGTGCCATATACGGCTTCAATCTTGTTCAAGTTATCTACACTAAATATCTCTTTTGAATTTTCAATAAACTCAGCAATATATTCTTTTCTACCGGTCTTCTCAGTCATGTTACCAAGATCAGATAATATAGTTTGAGCATCCCAGAAAGAGCCTGGTTTTACCCATTTATCTTGTTTTGAGATTACTAGTGCTGCATCTGCATAGGCTTTAAGATCTGGATTATTTTCTATATGCTTAAGCATCTTAGATAAATCCCTTTTACTTAGACCAGGTATTTCGTACCCAGCTTTATCCCATAAATATATTCTTATTGCTTGATCATTAGTATAATCACCGTCTTTCGTCAATTTGCCTAGAGACTTTACAACAGGTTTAAACATTTTGTTTAATGCTTTAAAATCATCTGTCATTGTCTGTCTAGCAACTTCAATAGCTGCAATACCTTTAAAATAAGGGTCTATTAAGTTGTCTTGAAACCACTTTTGATCAGCGTCTCCTTGTCTACCTTTACCTGCGAAAACATACGACGTTAGCCCTTTAAAGTCATCTAGTGATGTAGGCATCCATACTTTAAATCTACCTTTTCTTGCGCCTCTTCTTTTAGCTACTACACTAGAAAACTTAGCATCCGATAGAGTACCAGTACCCCGCTCGATCATGTTGTTAAACTCTTTGCTTAACTTAACGCTAGATTTAACCGACGAATTAAGTGTTACAATGTTTTTGTTTATACCATTGTGAACTTGCTTTAAGAATTCGCTAGGAAGTGCTTCCCCGAATTTAATTGACTCCGTATTAATCTCGTATAAGCGATCTCCAAAATCTTCTCTATACTTCATTAAACTTTCTTGAACTTGATCGTACGTTTTTTGTACTACAAAGTCTGGTAATGATCTCTCTGTTCTAGCTCTATTTCTTTCTATAGCTGTTGACAAAGGAGTATTAGCTACAACCATATGTACCTCAAAACCTTTAGCTTGTAATGCTTTAATTTTTTTTGTAGTAGCATTGTATGATGCTCCAGTACCGTCGATAACCATTCCGTTACCATTGTCGGCGTACTTGTCAAACTTTGCTACAGCAGCTTTTCTAGCAGCAGCTCCAATTTTAGATCTTGTAGATCTTTGCTCTGCATCATAGTCAGATTCTTTAGCTGGTAATCCAACTTCTGTTTTCATAGCCTCTAAAGCAATATCTTGATTAACTACTTTATAACCACGTCTACCTAACTGTAATCCTTTACCGACATTAGTTTTACCAGCTCCAGGACCACCAACCATAAATATAGCTTTCAGTCCAGTAGAACTTTTACTGAACCCTCCTTTAACGTTTGGTACAAAAGTAGAAGCCCCACCTTCTGTTACGCCAGAAATTTTTGCAGAAGATTTTAATCCCGCTTTGGCTGTAGCTAAAAAAGCATCATTAAACTTTGTGGCGGGTAATATCTTTTTGTTTGTCTTTATATCATAGAAATAAACACCTTTAGAATCCAGTTCAGCAATAAGCTCCCTGTATCTACTAAGCATTGGCCCAGTACCTACCTTATAACCAAGCCCCATTTTAGATTGTAATTTTAGACCTACTAAAACTTTATCCATCTTTTCAGATATCAAAGCTGAATCAAAATCCTTTAACTCGTTATCAAGTGCGGTTTTGGTTGCCTTACTAGGTGCAATAGCATAAGCATAAGCAGCTACTGACACTCTATTAGCAGGTTTTGTGTGTTCAAATACACCTTTATCGTCTTTAGCAGCTAAGCCTTTTCTTTTCAATTCTTCAAAAGAAACTAAACTACCATCATTATTTACAAGAACGTATCTAGTTGTTGATGTTGCTTTACCTAATGCAGGCATTGCAGCGAACAAACCTCTTATTAACCATCTTTTATTAGCAGCTGAAACATCTAAATCTTTTATAGACTCTATTGTGTTTTCTAGCTTTACTTGATTTTTAATACCTTGATTGAATAAGTTATTAAGAAAACCCCACTGTCCTTTAGAGTCCATTTTATTGAACTTACTAGTCGGTTTTGTCCAGTAATCTTTCTTAAAAATATTAGAATCATTAACCACTTTAGGCCCTTCATTCTTCACGTCTTTCAGGAAGTTATTGTCAAAATCAGTAGCATTCAAAACAATAGCCCCTCTGGAGCCACCTTTAAATTCTCCTAGGTTTTCATCTGTAAGGGTTAGCAATGCGTCTTTGCTGCCTACTGTAAACTTACCGATACCTCCGGGACCTACGTAAGCATCTTTTAAAGCGGCTCTTATTTCGTTCCTAGTCATTCCTTTTTCGGCTAGGGAGTCTATCAATGCTTTTAAAGCGTATCTTGCTTCATTTATTCCATCAAGACTAGCGTCGTCAAATTGATTAGTTCTACCGGTGTAAATCATTCCAACAGTATCGTAAGCCGTTCCAAGCGTTAAAGCGTCTTCAACCTTTTCATTAACAGCATCTAAAGCCTCTTGCCATTGCTCTGGATCTTGCGCAGCTCTCAATACAGCAACTTCAACAGGTTTTTTATTACTGTTTTTCATTGCGAAATCATTAGCTATATCTTTTACAGCATTAATAGTTAAGCTACGCTCTTCTGATCCTTTAGGGTACTTTTGTTCAAAGTATTTTATCGCTGAATCAAACCAAGGTCTATTAACTCCATTCCTGTAGTTTTCACTAAATATTTGCTGAAACGTAGCTGATCGCATATCTTCAAGAAAATCTGGTATAAAATTTGGATTTTCTTTATTGTGATTAATTATTTTAGCAGAGAACTTAACTGTACCTCTATCTATTTGTCTTGTAAGATCCTCTACAATGTTTTCAGCTATTACAACACCTAGCCTTTCTTGATTAGTCTCAAAAGCTTTGCTTATATCGCTTTCGGGATCTTTTATTTGCTGAGAAAATATGTCAAAAGAAATCTCTTCAGCCATTGCTTTAGCTAAAGATTCTTTACGTCCTCTAATTGGCGCGCCTTTGTCGTCTATAATATACCCTAAATAGGTAGCATCGTCTAAACTTACACTTGGATTTGGTAATCTTCTAACTATTTCTGCTCCAGATGTTTTACCAGCAGCATTTGTGCTAACTTTTTCTCTATCTATTTTCTTTCCTTTCCAATCTGAAGTGAACTTACCATCAACTTGCTTTTGGATTGCGCCAGGCATCGCTTGCATTAGCCATGTAGTTGTCATGTTCTCAAGAATTGCTTTCTTGTTTGCTAACAAATACTTTTTTATCTGGTCGTCTTTTTTACCACCAATCTCTTTCTTTAAATCGATATCAGCTTGCTTACCCATTTCCTTCTTAATCTCAGCGATTAACGGAGAAATAGTTTTATTAATAGATGTTTTAGCATCCATTCTTGATTTAAGCGTTCTAACTATCTTCCCAACCTTACCTGAAATGCTTTTTAAGGCATCTGTGCTGACCACTTTACTTTGAACTAAGTTCTTATACTTAGGTTTTTCTGCAACACGAACAGGAGCCTCTGACACGTCCGCTACTTGTTTAGCTTCTTTACTATCTACACTGGTTTTTTCTTTTGCTTCTTTAGATTCAATTGCTAATTTCTTTTTAGCGTCTAATTTACCAAAGTTAGTGTTAGCAAATATAAATTCACCGAAAGTAATTGGTTGTCCATTAGCTTTCTTTCGAACAGCTGCTGGATCATAATTAATCAATCTTTCTTGAATGCTTTCTATTGCCTTTTCGTAAACAGCTTTATTCTCGCTTCGAGATTTTACATAATTACTTATAGCTCCGTTTTCAAGTGTAGCTTCGTATATACGATTAAACACTCTAGGCTTTTGTAATTCTGCTTTGGTTTTAACACCTTCCGGTATTAATTGGTTTATTGTTTGTAATACTGTTGGTTTTTGTTTAGCGCTAGACTTTGTTTCGGCTGAAACAACCTCCCCTTCTCCAGCTTCAAATTTTTGTAGTGTTCTTGATAATTTACCTGAAGCGAAGTCTCTATTATAATCCTTTATAAAATTAACAACGTCTTTACTTGTTTTAAACTTAACATTTCTAATACCTAAACTGTTCATAGCTCTTCTAACTATATCTGCTATTTTAGATGTAAAAGTGTCAGCTTGAGAAGCAGCTTCTGGATTCATTGACTCTGCAAAAACAGTTATAATTTCTTCAAAATAATCAGATTGTGTTGTAGAATCATTAACGTCGTCAGCTCTTTCTTTGTATTGTTTAATAGCTTGCTTACCTCTTTCTGTAATTATAGAAGGATTATTTGCGATTTCAGTTAAAAGCATATTACCCATATTTTCTGCTAACGATGGGTCTTTGGCAATAGCTCTCTTAAGCACTTTGTGTAAAAACTCGTGTTTTCCTGTAGTAACAACTTTGTCTTCTAAAGCGGACGCTTTATTTATAACTAATATATCATTACCATCCTTGTCTTGTACGAACAAACCGTAGTCATTTTTTTTAGCTTCTGCTTGAGCTTCCGATAACCCAACACTTATCAAGAAATCGTATTGTTTTTGAGCGGCTGTAACTTTTGTTTTAGTGTCGTCTTCAAAAACCATAACAGAACTACCATCTTTAGCTCCTTCAATCAACGATTTTGTTAACGCTACGTCAGCATCAGCTCCTACAGTTGATAATATTTTTTCTTTGTTTGCTGCGAGACTATTTATTTCGGATTCTTTTCCTTCTATTAAGTTTTGCTTAACACTGTCGCTCATGTTGTCAAACCCATTTATATCTTGAAGCTCGAGGAGAGCTTTAGCTTTGGCTTTGTCAATTTCAATAAGTTCTGTTTTTTGGTCGTCATTTAAAGCATCAATTGTCTTAAACTGATCATTTAATAGTTTGTTATTAGCCTCATTAAGTTTATCGTACGCTTGTTTTAAACTACTTTTTATGTTAGGGGAAATGTCTTTATTAAGCATTTCTTTAGCTAACTTATTTTGCATTACAATGTTAGCATAGATATTTGGCTTTAAATCGGAAGATGCAAATGGATTTAGCATTTTTACCCCTATAGATGGTGCTTTGTATACAACACCACTCATAAAACCTCCAGAAGCAACAGCATTACCAACACCGTCCCATATGTGAACGTTTTTGTCTTTAAGCAAGTACTTGTCCGTGATGTTTCCACCTAATTGATTAAGCCCCTCTGATGCACCTTCTCCTAAAACGTCAACAAAATAATTTTTGTTAAGCACTCTGTTTTGTATATAGTCAGTTGCTTCTTTTAATACGCTATTCTTTCCTTGGAATACTTTGCCAACATGCTTTAATTGCCCAAGACTTATTTTTTCAGTAACAGTTTCAAGCGTACCTACTATAGCTGGAGCTAAAAGCATTTGCCAATTGTTATAATCAGCTTCGCTACTTTCCATTAATCCAGCCATATCGTTAGCTTTTTGCCCAGCCGCACTCGCTCCCATAACATACAGTGATGATGCAGGAAAAGCTATCATTGTTGCTGCTGTTGGGATTTGATTACCTATAAGGTCAGTCATCCAATACCCAAGGTTTGTACCGTCAGATCCAATGTCAGCAACATCAACCGGTTTTGCAACAGCTCCACGTATCATTTCTGTATCCAACAAAGCTTCAGATAACATACCGGTGTTTTGCGCCATCCAGGTATTGTTGTACTCTTCTCCTGTAATAGCAGATTCTATAATCGTACCTAGCCATTCTGGAGCTTTTAAAGCACCTCCGATTAGCTCACTTGTTGTAGCTACTACATTTGCAGCTAGAACATTTCCAATACCATATGCTCTTTTAGTAACATCAACGATGTCAGCCAAACCTTCCAGCTCTTCATTTACCACAAGATAAGAGTTGTTGTAAAACTCATTGTAGTTTTCTGATGCAACTTCTAGCGTTGATCGAAGATATTTGTATCTTTCTCTCGCTGCCTCCGCATCAAATGTATCTAGGCTATATGATTGTTTTTGCAAAGCTTCCATTTCAGCTATGGTTGCTTTCATTAAAACACCCATGCTTTCGAGCTTGGCTACATTTGCTTGTTGCGCTTTGTTTTTAGTTTTATATTCTCTTGCTGCAGCCTTTTTAATAAAATCACTGTCTGCTTCGTTTAAAAAATCTTTACTACCTTGGTCATAAGCTCCGTCTTTTAAACTTTGCTCGATGTTTTTTGCTATTTGAGGTTTTACACTTGCGTCTACATATAAGTTTTTAGCAACAGATAATATTTCATCTTCCGAAGCGTTGTTACCTAATTTATTTTTAGCTATTCCAACATACTTGTCGTAATCCTCGTTCTTAGTTACAATTGACTCAGGCGGGCTATAATCACCTGTAAATACCATATGAGTAGGTCTATCTGCTTGAGGCACAAACATCTCCTCAGCTTTGGCTCTCTTCTCTAGCTTTTGCTCTTCAGTTTGTTCAAACTTTGAGTTTATAGCCTCAATAACTCTAGCATCTACAGACTTTTGTTCTTTTACAAAAGTATCTGGCTTATATATTCGTATACTAGAAGAGCTTCCACCCATTTGCTCTGCATACTCTTCAAATGTTTTTGGTTTTTCTCTATTGTATTCATCTGTAGGGTTTTCTTCAAGTTCACTTAAATAAGTGTCTTCATATACTCTACCGCTTTTAAACTGAATGTATCTTCTTTCTTTTTTCGGTTCTGAATATGGGTTGTTGAAGTCAAAGTCTACAGCTTCTCCAAATTCTAGGTTACCTGGTAAGTCCGAAGAACCATTTTCCGAAACTGAACCCCCATTGTTTAATGCTTGATTGTTTTTTGGAACCACAGGTGCATTGTTTTCCGCAGCTCCGTTTTGAAAATCCTCGGGTTGTATTATTTCAAAGTTTCTTGAAGACACATAGTCATCGAAGCTTAAAGAATGGTAACTAGCCGAAGCTTCCAGTTGCTCTTTAGTAAACTCTTTTCCGTTTAACTTGTATATTGGATCTATATTTGCCATTATATTTAATTTATATTTTAAAACCTAATTCTTTTTCTAAATCTTCTTTCGAAATTATTGTGTCTACACCTCCTGGTAACTTGTAATAAAAGAAACCGGTATCTGGTGATTTTGACACCCTCCAGTTTTGTTTTTGTGACTGGTTGGATCCTTTAAAGTTATCAATATCAACCCAACCCCGACCGTCTACTGTTTGGTACTTATCAATAGCCCGCAATTGCTTTTGCTTTAACGCAATCCATTCAGGAGTTTTGTTATTTACAACATTCCGACCTTTAGCTTTTCTAGCTGATTCTCTTTGTTCTTTAGCATTGAACCCTTCATTAGATACATCTACTCTAGCGTTTGACAATAGATTTACTAGCTCTGTCCTTGCTCCAGCTAAATCTAATTCTCCAGAATTCATTCTTTTTAATATACTACCGGTTGGAAGTTCATCTTCGTAGTCGTATAAAATTGATGTTAAAGAATCCTCATCAGCTAAGGATTGCTCAAGCTGTAGTCTGTAGGACTTCATAGAAGGATCGTTTTGTGATATTTTTATACCAGCCCTATAAACCTCCTCATTTCCTTTAAGAATCGATGTAGCTAGCTTATAATCCTTTATAATAGGAGAGGGGGCATTGTTATAATCAATTGTTTTTCCTTTAATGTTAAAACCAATATTACCACCTTCCTGAATTATAAACGGAGAATCATACTGTCCGTCTGAAACACCGTCACCATCTTCATCATAAAATCCATACATTATAGCGTTGTCTGTTGCAACTTCACTATTAGTACCGTTAGAGTAAATCCCCTCCTTCTGATTTTTTGCGTAGTCTAATTTACCTTTTTTATAAGACTCTAATTGCTTAGCTAGGTTCATAAAACTATTGTTAACGCCTTGCATAATGTCAACTTGTTCCATATACCCAGGATCGGTAGTGTCACTGTATTGAGCTGCTAATTTAGCTGCTTCAGCGTATTTAGCTCTTTCGCCAACTAAAAAATTACGCATACTCTTAGTTTCTGCTGGACTAAAGCTAGTGAAATCCATATCGGTTTTCATTTTACTCATACTTTTATTCACCCTAGCTGTTATAGACTTGTTCTTAGCAATGGTTGGATCAACATATTGTGCAAAACCTTCTCCTACAGCTTTACCAACGTCTAAAAATTCTTTAGACATTGTGCCTGCTCCTTGTATTAATTGGTTGTTTGCCATATTATTTATTTTTTAAGTGCTTTAATATATTCACCAACCCCAGTCCCAATAAAAGGGTTAAAACCATCTTTATCAAACATACCTAACCCACCAGCTGCTGCTCCAGCAACTCCACCTATAATAGATTTTGTAGCTGAGGCTCTTGCTTTGTTTGCTGCACCTAATCTCTGTTGAGACATTCCTAATAGTGTGTCGTTTTTATCTTTCTCAGCTGCTCTTGATTGATATTGACCTTGTATGTCTTGTTGATTTAACTGAGCTTGCATTTGTCTTTCAGCTGCCTGATTACCGGCTTCTTGTTTACCTATACTAGCAGCAGCTGCTTGAGCATTCTGAGAATCCTGTCCAGCCATTACTTGAGCTAATGCCGCAAGGCCAGAACCACCTGCGGCTCCTTGTAAGGAATTCATAGTAGTAGCTAATCCTGCTTTCTGTTGTTGATTTATAAAATCAGCTTCCTGAGTATTTACGGTTAAATCTTCAAAAACATTTTCTTGATTAGCCATAAGATTAGAAGTGTCAGCACTTTGCATTCTATCCTTATTTTTATCAAACTCAGCTTGCGCTGCCTGCTGTTCTCTTCTTCTTGCTCCGCTACCTATAATTCCTCCAGCGATTCCCGCAAGACCTTGTATAGCTCCTAGTACTGGTATAGCCATGATTTTATTGTTTTATGTGGTTATTATTACGTGTTAATTGCTACTCTCAAATATCTCTGTACCAACAGAAAACAGCTCTATTTTTCCCGTAGAGTCATTGTTTAAAGTTGTTTCCATATAGTATCCTTTTAAAGCACTTGTATTTGCTTTGTTGGTTTTGCTAAATAAAATAAACGAAGCCGCAGTGGGCCTTATCACATTGTTGGGTATAGTCACATCAATCGACGTGCTACCTACCACTGTAATTTCACCTATTTGTACAATATCAATCCCGTTAGGATCATTAGTGTAATAAGCTGTGTCTCCTATTTGAACAGAGTCTTGTATATTGTTAGCAAAGTTTATTGTTATAGATCCCATTTATTGTTTTTTATATATAGTAAAATACCTCTACTGTTATGTTTATAGCATCTGTAGATTCTACAATACCTCCGTCTGCAACTTTTAAAGTAAATAAGTAAGTTATATCTACTGTACCGTCACCTTGATCAACAACTGTTGTTGGAGGTATGTTGTGAGCTTTTAGGGTTAATCCAACATTATTAGTATCTTCTGTTATTATAACATCATAATCTGACGTAGCTGTACCGCCTCCAGGGCCATTTATATTTTTTGTTACGTTTATAGTAGTACTTCTTCCAAACGGACCACTAGAGCCAACGTCGACTGTAGTTGGGGAAGGTCCTGTGACTAAGGTGTTTCCGTTGTATGTTACACCAATAGGTATAGTTGTAACAGCTGCTGCTGTATTGATTGTAACAATTTGAGGTATGCTATCTAATGTGCCATCGTTAACTTTAAACTGAAAATTATCACTACCAATACTGCCTGCGTCATAAGTAACTTCATTACTAGGTAAAGTAAAAGGAACTGTTGTTATAACTGTACCAGGAGGACTTTCTAAATCTTCTGTAGGTAGTGAGGTTATTATATAAGTTAAAGCATCGCCTTCGGCGTCTGATCCAGATAACTCAATTAAAGTATCGTGATTATGGAGCGCAGCTACTGTTTGTGCATCAGCAACAGGGGCAGTATTAGTATCTGTTTGAACTATAGTCCATGTTGTAGGTAACGGGAACGGGCTTAATAAATCTCCTGTTAAGGTAAACGTATACGTAACTCCACTGCCGGCTGGAAAAACAATATCAAAGAAATCTTCACCGCTTGATGGAATAACGCTACTATAATCATAAATGTCAGATATACCGTTGTTAACCGTAAGGTTCCAATCGGCGTTTAAAATACCTAAAGCTGTAAATCTTCTTGTTTCTCCATTAGGATTTATTGCTCTGTTAGATATAGAATAAGACCTAACTTCTTCAGCAGCTACAGAGGCTAATTCAATAGCAGAGCCACTAACAGTTATAATATCACCCGTAACGCTTGATGCCGGAAAGGTATAGTCAGTTGTAAATGTAATTGAAGTTAATTGATTATTACTATTTAAAGTTTTCACATTCGAAATAGAGTAGTCGCTCAAAACTCCTGTGCTAATAACACATGTAGGTTCATTCAGAAAATAATAACCCGCTGTAGCTTGTATAGTACTGGTAAACACATTAGATGTTGTTCCGTAAAAGCCAGCTATATTTATTAAAGATGGTGTCGTACTAGACGAAGCGTTTGTTAAATTCGCAGCGTAATTTACAGCTAAGCTTATAGTAACTGTGGTTGAGAATCCAGCCATACATATTGGTATTGACAAGCTTGATGTAACTTGATATGCTGCTTCGAAAGTTATCGTCATAAGAACATCATCTCCATCTTGGGTAAAACTAATAGTATCAACTGGAGAGGTTATTGTAGCTGAAAAATCAGAAGCTGCTATAACAAATCCACGTACAGGAGACAGTGTTAGTACCGTAGTAGGTATCCCATCTCCATCAAGTATTTCGTAGTTTGTTTCTGTTACTGTAAAATTATCTATTACTGTACTCATATTATTATGGTTGATTATTAGTAAAACATGAAGGATCTGCAAAAATACGTACTTTAAACTGAGTAACGTTAATATCTCCTGTAATTGTAGTAGGCTTACCTATTCCTTGAACAGAAAATTCAGTTGTGTCTATATTATCTACTGTAGTAGCATCTCCTTTTATGTTGTTGTAGTATTTTCCTTCCTTGTCTATAAATTCAAGTACGGTTCCACTTTGTAGGTTTGTTTTTGTATTACTAACCCACCATCCAGGTGTTGAAATAACACTTGTAGGATTTGGTCCTCCGTTAGATTTGATAGTTTCTATCTCGCTAATTGAGTAGTTTATGCCATTATAAACACCACTGGAAATGCTATACACGTTGCTTTTAGCAGCAGTACCTGTATAGTTTATTGCTTTGAATCCTTTTACAGAAAGAGGACTTTCATTAGATAACAGAGTTAAAGTGCTTTGATACTGGACTCCATAGAAGTTGTTATACAAATCATTTTTGCCATGCTCATAAACCAGTCCTTCTTTAAAGGTATAAAATTTCGTATCTATAGATACACCGTTTTCTGGAATATACGATTTTCTACTAGACCAACCGGTTATGCTTTCAGAAAAAGACAACGTAGTTTTTAAGCCATACTTATCAGACCATTCGTCAGTTAAGCTGTTTAGCGTTAAATTATACGTGCCATTATCATTATTATAGCAACCTAGTATTTTATTATTTAAAGGAAGATTGTCTTGGAAGAAATCATCTAAGCCATAATTGCTGATTGGTGTTACTCCGTCCATAGATAACCTAAGTACTTTACCTTTAGCATTGTCCGTAAAGTAGACTCTGTAGCCGTAGTTTGCAAAGGACTCCGGATTTTTACCAATACCAAACATTCCGAAGCTTGAGGGTATTATAGCTTGGCCTAAAACTCTATTAGCAGCAGTTAACTGAGAATTTCCATTTGCATTGTATATTGCATCCTTATCTGCTAGTATTTTAACTACTTTGTCTTCGCAGAACGCTAACAAATCTGTTTCTCTAGCAAATAATTTTTGTATAGGCCCACTTTGAGGATCTAATGTTTTAGTTATAGCTTCAGCTTGTATAAATTGATTCAATTCATTTAGTCCAGAAATTGAATTAAAAATACCTGAAAATATAAGGTTATTCTGTAAATATTCCTCTTTGTATGGATTATCTAAAACAGCATTTGCTTTTGTCCCTGTGCTTATATAAGGGGCGTTGTAGTCATCTCTAATCCTATTTGATTCTACACCGTTACCAAAAGAATAACAGTTGAACCAAGGGCTTGTGTGCTGGATATTGTATTGCACTATTGGTAAAGCATCTGAAATTTCATAATAAATATCAAGTTCAGCTTGTTCAGCTGGTTCAGTTTCAAATATAGCAGGATCATTAGATGAAATCTCACCAGAATCTGCTTGCTTTAGTATATCTATAGTAACCGAAGGTTCTCCACTACCGCTAAATATCTCTACTCCATCTACAAAAACTGGTCCATTCCCGTTAAGCTCTGAAACCTTTTTTATATGCCAAGGAGAAATAGAAGCTTCTAAAGGCTTATCTAATCTTGTGTAAGATCTAAGATAGCTGCTACCGCTTACTTGAGTAAATTCGTGTATAAACTTTATTTCGTAAATAGTTGGGTGAGTTGAAAATCTTATTTTTGAACCCACTTGAAAAGCTTTACCGAATTCACCAGAGCCTCTTGATGTTAGTATTCTTTCAAAAACAAAGTCCCATGCTTCTCCTGGATCAAACGGTATTTGATAAAGACTTCCGAATTGTCCTGTAGCATTATAATTACTGGTGCCCATACCTCCTAGTCTTCTACTAACGTCAGTATACAATCTAGTTGCACTACCTATTTGAGTACCTGAAGAGTTTTGCATTGCACCCCCACCGCCAGAAAATATTTGATACCTGTCAGAGTCATAGTTTCTTCGAACTATTGTTGTGCTAGCTGGTATGTATTCTTGGTTTACAGTGAAGTTAGACATTAACTCATTGGTTTTTTCTAGCCTTATAAAAAATCTACCTTGATATTGTCCTTTGCCTAATACTTCGTAATCATCAGCAATCTCGATTGTAGTGTAATTGCTAACCAAAGCCGAGTTGCTTACAGTTGGATCGGTGTATATGAAGTTAACATCAGAATTAAAAGGAGGTGTCACGTTTACTTTAAGCTCTCTATGATCACCTGTAGTATCTGTTTCTATGTTAGTTATCTCATAAAACTGCGTTTGGTTAGTAGGGTCAGAAAACCTTACGTATTTACCAACTTTCCATTTTTCAAAAGTAGCATCTGGTACTCCTGACGTACCTTCTTCATCGTTTATTAAAAAAACACTGTATCCTGGCACTGGGGTAGCTCCCGGTAACCTATAGGTAGCTGAACTTCCATCACCAAATTGCCTATCAAATGAATAGTTTTTTGATGATTCAATTCTTTTAGTTTTTCTTAATTCTAAAGGAGCCTCTGGACTTTTAGTTAATACCTTAAATTTATTTTGAGGATAATTTTTTACGGCAGTAAATGAATCGTTTTGTTTTTTAAGTATTAAAAATGAACCTTCTGTAACTTTATTAGTCTCAGCGGATGGCATTGATATCCAAACGCTTTCACCGTCTTCGGATTCGTAAAGTCTATCAGCTACTACATTATAGTATGGTGCAGACGGATCTTTAATGAAAAACTTAAACGAGTCAAACATTTCAGAACCATCTATATTTTTAGGGCTATCAGAAGATAACTTTATCTTTATAGAATTAGACGTATTAGAAAGCTCATTCGGTACATCTAAAACACCTGAGGTGTCAGTAAATACAGGTGTTTCTCTACCGTGCTTGTCTTTAAAAACAACACCTACTTGATATGTTCTAATAGACTTTATAGATTTAGACGGCTCATTTATATTTAATATAGGCGATTGCGAAATTAAAGTGTTTGCGGGATCAAATTTTAAACTGGAAGATACATTATAATTTTGTAAATAGTTTCCATAAATTATTCTATTAGATATAGCTTCTTGAGATTTTGCTTTTCTAGGCACATTATCCCAAGGCCTAAGTATTTGATTAGAAGGTAATAAAGAATATATTAATTCACTAATTACTTCAAATACTGTTCCAAGTGATGTGTTTATTATGACAACATCTGTTACCGAAGAAGGTGTTAATGAATTTTCTTTAGCTATTATATTTATTGTTTGCGTTGCAAAAACAGTTATTGTTTGACTTTCATTTTTTGTATTTAAAAAAGTAAAATTAACAGAATTTGTACTATTGTTTGTTATTTCATGTTCGACATAGTTTATCTCCAAATCCTCCGGAGACAAGCTTTCCACTTTGTAAATAACGTTTACTCCATCTTGTTTGTACAGTATATCTAACTCTTCTACGCCTTTGGGTAAGGGTGAATCAAAACCACCTAATATAATTCTTTTCACATTGTTAGTCATACCTTTATTCCATCCTTTTTTTGCATTGTATTTAAAAGTGCTTGGTAAAAAAGCTACTTCTGAGAAAGGGGAAAATGGAGAGTATTGATTGTTTTTATATTTATATCTATAGCCAAACCTAGGTAGCTTCAATTCAAAAAGAATCTTTGAGCCTTGTAAGCTTACTTCGTATGTAAAATTACCTTTTACAAGCTCAGCTGTACCGCTTTGCAATACCCCGTTTAAAACAGTACCTCCATTACTCATAGATGTTACACTTATAACGAAGGAATAAGTATCCGCATTACCATCAGGGTCCACAGGTGAATACCCTTCAGAACTGTCGGTGTTACATGTAAAAGCTAAAGTGTCACCTGATTGTGTGTTTATAGGAGACCCTAAACTTATAACAACAGCAGAGCCGATATCAACTGCATTGTTAATCGCGCCGCTAGTTCCGCTTTCTGTAAAATCAAATACTGCAGACGTTGTTGTACTACCTGTGCCTAAATTGTCGCTAAGCGTTAGAGTAGGTGCGGCAAGAGGACCGGGCTTTATAACCACAACATCTTTCTCTATAAAATTTCTGTTATATATTTGAGAATGAGTAGAAAAATCCACTGTTGAGTTTTCCCAGTCTTTTATATTTATGCTTTTAGGTTCTTCTTTGTTATCTGTCCAAAATAATAAGTCCTCAATTATGTTAATACCTGTTATTAAATAATCTTTTGAAAACTTAAGTACATCTTGAGTATCTACAATTATAGGTTTTATTATACTTGTGTTTTTGTCATACTGTACTATAGCACTTACTGCGTCAGACGCAATAAACCAATATACTTTTTCGTCAATGTTATCCGCAATCGATCCTATACACACAGGATTTGAAAGTGAATCTATATAATCACTACTCCACTGAGTATATGTATTAGTAGAAGCGTTGAATTCTTTGTTTTTTAACTCTAAATTTCCTTTTATATTTTCTATAGCACCAGTGTCAGAACCTTCTGATGAGGAAATACTTATGTTAAGAGCATCTCTGTACTGTCCGTTGGGTACAAGTCTTTCATCAAGATCTTTGTTCATTTTCCCTCCGGTAAATGTGTGTATAAGTTCTGCCATTTAATTTAGTGTTTAATCCATTTGGTTTGATTTCTGAACACTTGACTTAGTTGCTCCAAGTTAAGCTTAGACAATCTAATTTTTGCGTTTCTTCTTGCAGCTGATGATTCCTTTTTAAATCTAGCTACAAGGTACTCTTGAACATTTGATCTTGTAGATAAAACAGAATAGGCTATGTACTTTTCAACAGCGTCCATAGCGTATTTATGTACATTCATGTCTTCCTCTGTACCAAGTCCATCACTTACATATATTAAAGTAATGATTCTACCTCTTAGATCTGAGCTGAATCTTATAACTCCATCTTCATTATCTAAATAAAAAACACCATTTCCTTGAGCCTCTTGCGGCGAAATACCGTATCTGCCGCCATAAGCGTAAAGTGCCATTAAATCTGGATTACTATTTATATCCCAATAACCACTATTAGCAGATGATTCGGTTTTAAATCTTTTTAAAGTTTCGGAGCTTTGAGCTTTCAATAACTCACCTGCTTCAGAAAAAGTGTATGCAAAATCAGAGTCTTGTAATATAGCTTCTGGGTTGCTTGTTTTATCTGTTCTATATATTATCCTTTCAATTCCTTTTTCGTCTGACCAGGCTAGCTTAATATAGCTCACGAAGTCTTGTGGCATAACCATATACAATCCAGGAGGAACCTCTATCTCTATTGACTTGGTTTGCGGCAGTAAATCGAAACTAAATTCTTGTACTGCTCTTTGAGCCCAGTAAGCAACATCTGTTCTTTTAACTTTTGTTATAAGCTTGTCTTGCCCTACGTAAGCAACCATAAAGTTGTTTATTATATCTTTTATACTAATGAACTGGTAGTCTCCGTAGTTTTCATCCCCACTATTCCATACGTCATCTGCTCCTAAGTAATATAGTTCAGGTGTTTGATTTATCAATCCCATGTGTTATGCTTTTTCTTGTTGATTAGTTTGTGCTTCGATTTGGTTAGCTACTTGATACATATTTATGTCTTGTACCGATAAACCTGCAAAAGAAAGTATTTTTATAACAAGTTCAGTTTCTTCTGATTCATGCAATTCAAAATCTGTTGATGTAGTTGAATTGTATAAAGCTTCTCCAAATACCATTTGGTAGCCCCATGATACTTTAGCTGGTGTTTTTATATAATTACACGAAACATTAGTTACTATAGGGTTATCTCCGTAAACTTTATATCCTGACTCGTTTGCTACGAATACAGGTCTAGAATCTTTAGGCCTAGCATAAGGTGATTGGTTAATGTATAAAAACTCATTGTAGTTTATTCTTTCAACCTCAGTTACTCCGTTAAAGACTATTGTACCAAGCCTATAAGTATCGGCAGGTGTAGTCCAGTAAGGGTTTGTAAAAGTCATATCTTCGTTCTTTTCAAAGATATTAATTTTTTCATTAAGGATGTTGAGCATGTCTGAAAACTCCGTATCGTTTCCAGGTAGTCTACCAAATTGATTAATGTCATAGAAATATTGCTCGAATATATCCAATTGCGCTTGGTTAGCAAACAAATTAAATTCTTGAGGAGTAACGTACCCTCTTTGTTCTTTGTTTAATATTGCTAACACTCTTTGATAAACAGTATCAATACTTACAGCCATAATTTATTATTTTTTTTATATAGTTATAGGCCACCTCTCGGTAGCCTATTACCATAAAGGTGACTATTTAAGTCGCTTTTCTATTGCTTTGTAAATTTCCATTCCTTCATCTGTTTTAAAGAATGATGATAACGCTGAATAAGGGTGTTCATCAAAAGGTACGGTCATTACTTTTCTTCCCCCTTTACCATAAGTAAAAGTTCTTTGATCTTGTGATAATGCTAATATTCCTTCTTCTACTGCTTTGGTTCCGAAGCTTCTCAACTGCGTATCTTCATCATTTGCTAGCTGTAAAAATAGGTTTGGATTTCTTTTAGCAAATATAAGTACATCTCTTTTTAGTTCCGATGATGACAAATCATTTACTTTAGATCCAATTTCCACTCTAAGAATTGCTTCAGCTTCTTCAATTGATAAGTTTTTAGCCGTGTTTAAAGCAGCTAGTTCAAATTCAATCCAATCTACTTCATTGCTTGCTTGTTCTTGTGGCTTGTACTCTTCGTATATACCAGACTTTAAAGCTGGATGGTATATTGATAATAGCTTTTGTAATGTAACGTTTTCTTTAGGTACTCTTAATACCCCGTTTCTAAAAACTATCCTTCCCATAACCGCCTGTCCGACTTGTTCGTCTACAAAACAAGATCTTTGGTTGGTCGCATATCTTATTTCTCTTTGGTAACCTAGTTCTTCATCAAAATATAATAAAGTTTTTCTGTTACTGTGAGAAGTTGGTAATGTAAAAATTACCGGTTTAATCCTTTTTAATTCGTAAAGCCTTTCTTTAAAAACCCATTGATCTTTTACAGGTTCAGATGTTTTTGCTTGTACTTGCTGAGGTGCAACCTCAATGCTTTTTGCTGGTGCTTTTTTAGCTGCCATGATATAATATGATATAAAAATTATTAATAATGTGACAGTAGCCTACTACTATTAATATATATAAGCTATTGTCGTATAAGGGTAAACATTACCCCCGTGATATAAACGAGGGTAAGTGTTACCTTTAATTTAATACTACTATACTGTAGCTTTCAATAATACAAAGTTGTTTGCAGCTTGAGTACAAAGTGTTCTTTCTGATAAGAAGTGAACATTCATTTCATCCGCATCACTAGTGTAATTACCTCCAACAGAACCAGTAACCCAAGATTTCAAACGTCTGTCATCAGCTTCTGAAGCTCTATAACGGATATGTAAGAATGGTCTTGAAATGTTTTGTCCTAATTGTTGGTCATAAACAGTAGAAGTTCCAGCAGGAACAATTACTCCTTTGATATCATTAATTAATCCACGAGTTGTAGAATCATTTAAGTATTTCCAGTCAGTCTTGTAGAAGTCATAAGAACCTCTTCTGAATCCTGAGAAACCTAAGTTTAAAGCCATTTCTTCTGAATTTTCAAATACACCGTAAGATGTACCTCCAGCTCCATAAGAATTCTGCGCAGCTAACATGTTGTCAATATCTAAAGACGTATTTCTGTCTAAGAACATCATGTTTTCTTCAATTGCACCTTGCTTGTCTAATTCGGCTAAGATAGAATCAAATTCAGCTAAACCAGCTCCAGATGCTGCTCCGAAATCAGGATCATTATAAACTAATCCTCTTTCTTCTAAAGCTGCAAATAAACCTTGTGTTCCTGTAATAGGAGCATTGGCTGCGTTTGTAAAAGCGCTTTGTGCAGAAGTAGATTCAACCATACTCATTTCTAAGTAGTCTTCAAAACGGATTCTTGATTCATGCTCTGATTTCAAATACCACAAGTATCCTCCAGTCCCAACTTCAGTTGTTACTTCAACCCATCCGATTTGTGCTACATCAGATCCATTAACACTATACTTATCTCTCAAGATAATTGGTTTGTTACTGAATGTAGTAAAAGAAGCATCGATAGAGTTCCCTGCTAAAGAAGAACCTTTTGCATATTCAGATCCAAATACGAATATGTTTACAGCAGTTTCTCCTCCAAGAGCTGCGTCTAATTGACCATTAGAAGTATCATAAACTTCAATATCGTAAACAACACTATTAGCAATTACAGTAGATGATATACCTTTTATAAAAGCTTTATTAGTTACATTACCTTTAGAAATAACTACAGTCATTCCAGCACCTAATAAAGGAGCTTTTCCATCAGGAGCCGTAGCTGCATCTGGTAAAGATATTGTTTTAAGAGCTACTGCTTGAGTCGTCAAGTTGTCATACGCAATATGTAATCTTCCTTGTTCAGACCAAACTACTTGATCAGAAGCCATTGGCATCTCTGCACCAACCATACGTAAAAATCCAGTGATTGTTCTGTTTCCATAACGCTCAATTTCTTTTTCGTATACTTCTGGTAAAAATTGTTGTGTGAAATCCATATCTGCTACAGATAGGTAATTGTCTCCGAATAAACCTTTAATAGGTCTCGGTGTTAAGTGTGCCAAATTCGCTAATGTTGCGGGCGCGGTTGCAAATGCCATAATTTTTGTTATTTAATGTTTTTAAAACTTTTTATTCTTAATTTTGAATCTGCTCCTCCCGAATCGACTGACCTAACTTGCCAACCTCCCGGTATCTTAACATCTTCGTGAACGCCTCTCGCACCCATATTAATGTTTTTAGATTTCGAAATGCTAGCTTTCATTGCGTCTGCTTTTCCTTGTTCGTAGAAATGCTCTGCGATAGCGTCTGAATTCATAGCTGTAAACAATCCTTTGTGGTAACCCCTAGCATCTGACATTTCGTTTTTATCATTTAAGAACTTCTTAATGAAATTATTAATGTCGCTTTGAGTTTCCTTAACAGATACAGAATCTTTAACTTTAAAACGGAATTTTTTCTCCCCAACTTTATAATCAAAACCTTTAAAGTCTTCATTAAAAACATTGTTTGTTTTATTATTAAATAAATCTGCTTGTCTTTTAGCTACCTGAGTTGCTTCCTCGTTTTCTTTTGTATAGCGATTGAAAAAATCTACCGCTTTCTTTTGTTCGGGAGCTAATTTTGAACCCCCTTTTATTTTTTCATAATATTTAGACTTCATTCCGTCTAAATGTGATTTTGCTTTAGCCAACTCTTCTCTGTGAGCCAGTTTTTTTCTACGAATATCTCGGTCATCATCAATATCTTCGTCGTAAGAAAAATTGTCTTCCATTAAGAATTCAATATCCTCTTTGTCTAAATGAGGTTTTGTACGTTCGTAATATTCTTTTAGCAATTGAGTTTCATTTAACTTACTGTAATCTTGGTTAAGCATTACATAGTCTTCTAACGTCCCATTTGTTTCTTCCATGAAATCCACTACTTTTTGGATATTTTCAGGAAGCACAACGCCTTCGGATTGATCTACAACCGCTTGCTCTATTTGCTCTTCAAGTTCCTCAACTTGTTCTACAACTTCCTCTTCTGTAATTTCTTCTATAAAAGACTCATTTACAAGCTCTTCTACATTTTCAATTACTTCTTCTGTAATGTTTTTTACAGGTTCGGGTGTTGTTTGTTCAATTTCCACCACCGCTTCATGCTCTTGCTCTGGTGTGGGTTGGTTAATAACAGACATATCTAGCTTGATATTTCCTTCTTCTGATAACGATACACCTGAATTAGCTTCCGCTGTGTTTTCTACAGGCACATCTTCTGTGATTTCTGACATGATAAAATATTATAAAATTAGTATTACTTCTTATTATTACCTAGGTTCAAACCCACCTAAGTTAAATCCTCCTCCCATAACGTCATTTCCAGACGATTCGAAGTTTTTAGCGGGTGAGCCATTTTTTCTTTGCTCAATCATCTCGCTTTGTTGTGTTCCTTGCATTTTAGTTCTTTGGTCCTTTCGATCCTCTAACTCTTTTTCTTTTTGCTTAGCGTTATCAACTTCAATACCTTTAAGCTTCATGTTGTACTGAAACTCTATTTCCATTAATTCTTTTTTAGCTTGCACCTCTACCGCTATTCTTTGATTCTCTATTTGCCCTTTTAATTGCTCTAACTGCGACTTAGTAGAAAATAAAGCTTGATCTTTTTGTATTTCAGCTTGAGCAGCTACTTGTTGAGCTTGCGCATTTGCTTGAGCTTGAGCTTGTATATTCGCTTGTTTTTCTGCTTGCAGGCGTTCTTGACGTTTCTTTTGCTTAACTTTTAAAAGTTGATTAGCAAGTTTTAAGTTTGTAACCTCTCGTATATCTATTGCGTCAGACAAATCAATCAACCCTCCACTTAAAGCGACTTGTAGATTGTTTTCCAAAACAGCTTTTTGTTCGTCATCAGGTTGTAATTTTAAAGATATACCGAAGTCATGCAAGTGTAAATCTGATAGTTCCTCCAATACAGCAACATTAAAGCCACCTATTTTTTGAATAAAACTTTGCTTAGCTGGGTGAAATTCTATTATATCAGATATTCTCAATGATAAACATTCTGCGGTTTCTCTTGTTAAGTATAAACCTGAATCTAATATATGTCTTGTAGCTGTATTTGAATTCGCTGCAGCCATTTTCTGAACGCCAACTAAAGCTCTTGAATCAGGTGTTGATCCGTCTCTTGCTTCGTTTAATCCTGTTACATCTCTTATCATTTGTAGATAATAGTTGTATGTAGATATAAGTGTTTGTAATTTTTGTCCACCACTACCTGTTGGTACCTCTTGAATAGGTACTTTACCAGGATTCATATCGCCATCCTGAGTAAATGATCTACCTATTATAGAGCCCGTTTGGAAGAACATGTTAAGTGCTTCTTGCGGATTATAGTTCGTACCATTACCTAAATCAACTTCATTAATTCCATCTGCATCTAAATAAACACCATCAGGTATCATTCTTTGTAAAACTTGCTGTAGTTTTAAATGAGTTAATTGAACCATATCAGCAAAACCAGTACACTTACTAACTAATGAATCAATTTTACCTTGATACATTCTTGGTGCAGTTATAGCGTAATTCATTTTAACTTTTGATGCATCGCTTTTTGGGCGCATCATGTTTTTAGCCATTTCCCATTTAAGTAGTATATCTGTACCTAAAACTAAAACACCTTCATATAAAACCTCTAAAGATCTTGACATCTTACCGAACACCTCCTCAAGCATTTCAACAGGTGGATCAAATTGATCGTCTCTAACAATTATTTTGCTAGCTCCTGTAGCGGTTTCTTTAACCTTGTAAACCTCATTCATATAAGTCTTGTAGTTAAAATACAAAACCTGTATAACGTTTGAATCCCTATTGTCTCTATTGTTTGATAAATTGTTATCAAAAGAACCATAACTTTGTGATCCTTGCGATTGAATTTTCTTTAGCTCATCTTCCGATAAGTTTGGAAATTGTTTTTTAAGCTCGTTCACTGGAACAAACTTTACTTCTCCTGCATAATAAATATCCTGAAAATATGGATCTTCCGTATAGGAGTAAACCAGATAAGCAGGATCTACGTATTCCACTGTCACTCCCGAAGATTCTGTAAAGTTGTTTTTAACAGCTCCAATCCCTAGGGTGGTCAAATCGTAGTAGGTTCTTTTTTTAGTTAAGTCATACCTGTTTTCTTCAAACATAGTATTGAGAGCTTCCTCTTCAGCAATCTCGATACCTTGCTTATAGCTTAACTGCATGTGTATATCTAGCTCTTCTTCAGAGTCAGGTAATTTATCTGGATTGTTTTCAAATAAGTTTATACCAAATTGTTCTTTAGCAAAATTGTTTAGTTCAGCTGTTTGTAAATCACGTATAATAGATTCCATATAAGCTGTTCTCTTACTGATACCATAAGGATCTTGAGAATAAGCTGATATATCAAATGATCTATCCGCAATACCATTTACTACGATATCAACAAACTTAGATAAAATAGGTACAGGTTTCCAGTCAAGGTTTAAATATGATAAATCTCCGTTTATAGAAAGTTCGTCTTTATATTTTTGCACAGACTGTTCGCCTCTAGCATATAGCCTCAAATTATGAAAAGTAGTTTGATTACTTTTGTAGCGTGATGTTCCAGAATTGCTAGACCACCATTCGTTTTGAATAGCTCTACCTACTTTGAGACCGTAAGCTTCTGACATTTTCTCTTGGTCAGGTACCACTTGGCTAGGAAAAAAACTATTTACTGCGTTTTGCGCCATATTTTTATTTTATTATTTTTGATGTATTACCGTCGTGAGTATATCTAGCGAAACTTAATTTCACTGGTTCTCTTTGCATTTTGTTACTTGGCCTGTAAAGCTCTTTGTGACAAGCCATAATAGCTAACCCTGAACTAATAGCAGCGTCAAACTTTGTTCTATTGTTTATGTCAAACTTTGACCAATCATTTAATGTCTCGTTAAAGTACATGCTCCCGTAATCACCAGTTTCACTGTTTAACCCTACGTGACTTTCAATATACATTTCAATAGCAGCTGCGTGCGCTTGCTTTATATCTTCACTTGAATTTGGTATTCCACCAATTTCTTTTTCTGTTACAGATAGTTTAGTCCAAAATTTATCCGGCCTGTTCATTGAGTATCCTCTATAACCTCTTCTTTTAAAGTAATACAGCAATCTAGGTTTATTGTTTTCCGCTAATATCGGCATACCGTAAAATACACACGCCATTAAAACATCCTCAAAAAACATTTCCGCTGTTTGCGGTCTTGCTACATATTCTAAAAAGAAAGCACTTGGAGGTGCATCACCCATACTAAATTTTGTTAAGCCGTGCAAAGCTCCTTTAGAACCTCTACCATCAACCGTACCTGATATGTCGTAACTGTCGCATCCAAAAGCGCCCATATGCTCATTACCAGGATGCCTTACCCCATTCTTTATTACTTGTTTATTCTGAATATCAATAGAAGGTGTCCAAGTAATTAGAAATCTACCCTGCTGATTTGGCATAAAAACAACTTTTGTGTCTTTTACGCCATTTTGCCACTGAAAACTTCCTCTTGTAACAACATTGCTATTAGCTAAGTCTTCATTGTAATCTATTTGTTCGTATATTTTTGCTAAGTTAAATATACTATTTTTTGTTTCATCACGGAAAGCATGTTCCTCTGTTCTTGGAAATTGTCTGTAGAACTCATTTAAAGCATCCTGATCGCCTTTTAATCCTTCAACCTCATTATTCCAATGCTCAATGACTCCGACTTCTATATCTTCTCCGTGTGGACCCGTGGTGCCTTCTGGTGGCTTATTAAACACTGGCATTCCATGTGCATCAATAAATCCTTCGTAATTCCACTCCATGGGAATGAATAAAGAATATAAGCCTGATCTCGTTTGTCCGTTTGCGTTTCTTTTAGTAACGTCTGAACTGTTGTATAGTTTCTTAAAGTTTTCTCCTCCTTTGTCAAGTGCATTTGATGTTGATCCCATCATACACTTTCCAATAATTCTTGAACCTAATCTTAATGTCGTTTTCGTAACCCTCCAATTGTTGAGGATATTGTTCGGCCTTTCCCATTTACCGCTTTCGTCGTGGACGAGGAGTTTAAGTTTTTCTCCATCATAGGCGTTATCACCCGTGTTCTTCCAGTCGATCGTGGTATCAAGACCGGCAAGCGTCTCCGTCTTCGTATTCGAATCGAGTCTACGCCTTGTAAGTTTCGACGCTGGTACTCTATAAGCCAGCTCGGTTTTGGGCCTGTCCATTCCATCCTGGATGGGCTTGAAAAAAAAGGGGAAGTTAACAGAAATGGGTACAACCTTATCTGTGAACATTTTCTTTGCATCGGCGCCAGATTTGGACAATATCCCGAAACGTGCATCGCTTGATATTGTGGCCATATTAACCGTCTCCCCAGACGCCATGAATGAAAAGCCGCTACGTCTATTCTTGAGATATGACATACCGTAACATCTCTTGTCTGCTTTGCAAGCTTCCCAGAATATATAGAATAATCTATTTGATTCCCTAAAGTCTGGCTTCCCAACATCAATTTTGGACCACTGCAAGTACATAAAATGAGTACCAGTGATATAAGTATCAACGTCTTTGTTATTAAACCAGTGCCCTTCTTCTCTTCTTTTAAATTGCTCATCTATATATTCTCCCCATTTGTTTTTAAACCCGTCAGGGTAATCCCTCCAATCAAAAATGCTTTTAATACTTTTCAATTCTTTAGGATATTCCTCAGGGGTCCATTTATCGTTTTTCTTATCTATGTTCTTGGGAGCTAATGGTAGTGCTATCTTAAGATTTTGTATTTGGTATATTTCACCAATCTTTCCTGATTTACTAATAACAACAACGTCGTGTTCTTTGTTGTAACCGTATTCCCACTTCTTGCCTTTGTTTAACCTAGATATAGTTGTACGTTTAATAGGCTCTATGATATTACATAGTGACTGCTCATACATTATTTAGATCTTTTTTCAGCGAAGCCCTTAAATTCATCAGCTACCGCCTCTACTCTCGGCTTGTCATCCAGTAACCTTTGCTCTTCATCAATACGGCTTAAAATTTCAAAAGCATCAAATATTGCTAACTTTTTAGTAGCGGCAGCATTTTTAAGTCTATCTGCTGTTATATCATCTCCTGAGTCTACTATCTTTTCTTTAGCTACTTGAATTAATTCCTCAACTGCTTTGTGCCCAGCCTGGATTATACTCTTCTTCGTTTTCTTTATGTCCATAGTTGATTGTAATTGAATTTTCGGATACTCGGTATAACCTCTGTCCTTCTATAACAAACTCATACTCTGAATTTGGTTTAAATCCAATTAAAGAATCGATTGCTATATTTTCGTTTCCATATTTAACCAAACCTTTTAATGGTTTTTCAAAATCTATTGAAAACATTTTTGTTTCTTTTATAGGCATAACGAAACAAAAGCCTTCTAAAGCTTTCCATTCCCCATTCCTTTTGTAAGCATATATCTGATCTGGTTGGACTATATATGTATTTTCACTTAAGAAGTTTTTACTGTTTTTTTCTTTACCTCTAATATCTCTAAATCTTCTAAATACATTATGGTGAATAATAACCTCGTCTCCTTCTTTTAGTTCTTTGTATTTATTAGCTCTTGGCAAACCTACAATAACTCCTACTCTATTTACGTATTCGTGATTTTGTAAATCTGTGTTTAGCAATAATTCATTTCCTTCAATCTCTGTTTTTCCTGTTACTCTATCGCCTTTAGGCTCTACGAGATAATTAAAAACACTTTGCATATTACCAGGATAAGTTGTATTCTACGGAGATGGACATGTTTTTGTTAAAGTCTTTCCAAGGCATAACCATATCGCCTTTTGTAATGTACACGGAAAACTTATCTTCTTCCTCAATGATATGAGCTATAGTATGACCGCCATACACTTCCTGTCCAACAGCGTAGTGCATAGCGTCATTCTTATAGTCTTTACCAATACTTATCTTTCTAATTAGCTTCTGGGACATCTGTAATTTCTCCGGTTGCTAAGTTAATAGTAATGTTGCCATACTTTTCTTCTAAATCTTTCTGGCATTTACTTAATTCACTAGAAGCTTCTTTTAAAGCATCAAGCAGTAAAGCTTTTTGCCCTTCAATCCCTCCGATTTGCATCTGTATTTGATTCTGTTTTTGAACAGCTTCTTGAATTACTTTTAATTCTTCTTTACTAATTGCTTTTACCTCTTTAGCTTCTACATCTAACGTTTTTACTGTACTCATAATTTTACTTGATTTGATAATTAATTATTACTATTTACTATTTATTTAAAATATACTTTTTTCAAAGGGTTTTTTCCTTTAAAGAAACCATTACTTTTCATTTTACTTAGAGCCATCTTTGGTTTCTGTTTCTTTAGTTGCTCGTAAGTCTACAACTTTTGGCTCTACAAGCGGCTTAAAAGCATCCCCAATTGCATCGCTTATGTCATTAAACTTTTTTCCAGTAAGAGCAGCTCCTTGTACTAAAGCGTTGTTTATTTTTAAAGGAGAAGGCTTAGCTCTCTGAGTTACAGGATTTGTGGAAACTTTAATTGATAATGGCTTTGAAAACCTTTTTTCTGCAGCAGCATTGTAAGATTGATCTCCCCCGACACCTCTTCTTGGTCCTGGCGCAGATTTCTCTTGAAAACCGTGTTGATTTTTTGTGCTAAAATTAGCTTTTTTACCTCCTCTAAAATTAAATCCCATAACTTTTATTTTTTATATGCTTCAGCTTCCCATTCAAAGTCATGATCCCCCTCGTTCATTGAAGCTCTACTGTATTTTCTGGCTGGTGATTTTGTATCTTTTTTCCAAGTTACAGAATCTTCACTATATTGTAATCTACCTGTAGCTATCTGATCTAAATGAACTTTTTCATGTCGCACAGCTTCATCAAGCTTTTTATCAGGAACATCTGAACCTACAAATATAGTACCATCTCTGTTAGCTTCGGCTTCAACACCTTTTTCTAGGTCATCTTTGATAATAACAGGTTTTCCAAACTCTGATAACCGTTCATGGATACCGAATACTTCTGCATTACTTTTCAACTTAAATGCCATCTATTTTTTAGATTTTAATTTTTTAAGCTGTTCTTCTTTCTTTTTAATTTTTTGTTTTTTGGTTTTTGTTAAAGTAGTGTTACCAACTTTTTTAGCCAATTTTTTAAAAAACTTACCTACTTTTTTTGCTTCTTTCCCAACAAACTTACCTGCTTTTTTAACCTCTTCCCCTACAACGGCTGGTACTTCTTTTACCTGCACGCCATCTTCTCTATTAACCTTAGCTTGCTTAGCCACTGATTTTACTTCTTTTGTTTTTCCTTTATTTCTTTCTTTGTTAGCTACCTTTGCCATTTCTGGAGTGATCTTTCTAGTGGTAGCAACTTGCTTAAGTTGTGATGTAAATTTTCCCGTAGCTATTAGCGTAGAAGACTTAGGTGCCATTTTGAATGCCATAATTTTTGTTTTATCTGGTTTTGTCTTTTATCATGTCATCAATAGCTTTATTAAAGACCTTATCTGTGTATGTTTTGTTTTTATAAAATACACTTCTTTCCGATGTAGGTAAATCCTCTTCAGCTAAAAGAATTCTATAAATTCTAGTTATTAACTGCTTACACTTAAAAGATGTTTTATATGTATTATATTTTCTTGTAGTTCCGTTTCTTTTGCTAAATATATCGATCCACCCACCTTTTCTTAATCTTTCCCATCTAGCTTTATCCCAGGTATATGTATATACACCGTTAAGGAAATCATTACGTGTAAAATGATTTTTACAATCCAAATAAATTAACAACTCTAAATCAGCGTCCCTTAAATTATAAGTCTTACAAGCCCACCTTCTAGTAAGCCTGTAATACTTAAATAATTTTATATCGCGCAGATCCTGTGCATCTATCCTCACTCTACTAGTACTATATCGTTGATTGTTATAACATAGTACATATGATCATCCCATTCAATTCCGTGACCAGCATGCTTGTCGTATCTAACAATATCCCCTTCTTTTACAAGTTCTTTAACTTTATCTCCTACACTTATAACATTAGCTTTTAAATACCTAATATCCGTGTTTTGTGTTTCTGTTAATTCTAAGCCAGCAACCTTCTTAGGTGCTTCCTTAATTTTGTCGATTACTATATAATAGTTAATTGCCCTCAAGAGATCTTACATTTGAAATTATACAATCAGCTGAAATTATAGTAGTAGCAACACTCACCGCGTTTTTAAGCGCTGACTTTGTTACTAGTACTGGATCTATAATACCGCTGCTAACCATTTGTCTTTCGCATCCACAGGTAACATCGTACCCGAATCCGATTCCACCTTGAGGTTCTTGTTTATTCGAATAACCCGCGTTTTCTAAGATAGTTTTATAAGGTGCTTTAATAGCCTCTAGTAAAATGTTATAACCTTCATTCTTAGCTTTAATGCTTTGAGAAGCATTTAACAAAGCAATACCACCTCCTGCTACAATACCTTCTTGCAAAGCTGCTTTTGTAGCGTGGATAGCGTCTTCTACTCTATCTTTTTTTTCTTTTAATTCGACAGCTGAATTAGCTCCTACATAAACAACACCAACTTTACCAGTTAGCATTGATAATCTTTGCTCGATTCTTTTCTTTATGTAAGCGTTTGATTCTTTGTCAATCTTTTTTTCTACTTCAGCAATTCTTTTAGTTAAATCTTTATTAACTTCTCCAATTTGCAAGGTTGTGTTTTTACTGTCTGTAACGGACTTTATAACTGCCCCTAGTACATTAGGGTCTATTAGATCTAAATCGTCCCCTAACTCCTCGTTAATGACCGTAGCGCCAGTTAATATAGCTAAGTCTTCTATTGTATCGCTCTTTGTTGGTCCAAACCCGGGTAAATCAACAATATTTACTTTAATGTTACCTTTAACCTTATTAGCTAATAATGTAGCGTACGGCTGTTGGTCCATGTCTGCAATGATTAGTAATGATCTTTTCGTCTTTACTACATGCTCCAATATACTTTGTATTCTTCTGATGTTAGGTATTGAGGATCCAACAATTAAAACGTATGGGTTATCTAAAACCGCTGTGCCTTTGTCTTTGTCTGTTAGTAAATGCTGTGATTTTATACCTGATGGAAATTGCGTTCCCTCAACAAAGTCTACATAAGTTTCACTTGTTTCGGAATCCTCCATTAAGACCACTCCGTTTTTACCAACTTTTTGAAAAGCTTCACCAATTTTGTCTCCAAGAATCGAATCGTTGTTGCAACTAATGTATGCAACTTGCTTTAACATTTCTCCTTCTACAGGTGTACTTGATTTCTCTAAGTATTCAGCAACTTCTTTGGCTGCGTTGTTAACACCTTCTTTAACATCTCTAATTTTTTCTTTGCCTTTATGATTACTTAAACCAGAAAGTATAGCGGTGGCAAGGACGGTAGCTGTAGTAGTACCGTCTCCTGCTTCACGCACTGTGTTATTAGCTGATTCTTTTATTAAAGTAGCACCTATATTCTCAACCGGGTCTATTAAGACTACGCTTTCTGCAACGGTTACTCCGTCTTTTGTTATCACCGGTCTGCCCATTGCGTCTTCATATATAACGCATTTTCCAGAAGCTCCTAATGTGGACTTCACTGCGTCGGATAATTTATAGACACCTGACAATATCTTGTTTCTAGCTTCGTCTCCGAAGTCTAGATTTTTTACTATTTGACTTGGTAAGTTAAATTCCATTTTGCTAATAATTTAATTTTATTTAATTTGTATAGATATATAATTACGCACAAAATATTTAATTAATTACCTACTCAGCTGATGGTGTTTGGTTTTGCCATGTAAAAAACAAGTCTTCATTTACTGGTGTAATTTGAGACTGTATGCTCGCAGCAATACTTGCTTGCATTTGATCTACGTCTAAAGATCCTTCTAACCATCCAATAACAATAGCTTCAAACTCTTCAGTGTCTGCGTACGGCGTAAAAGGATCTCCCTCTGTATACGTATAACTTTGAGTGCCTATTACTGTATCAGCGTAAGTAGTTCCTCCTGATTCTTCTGTACCAGTATACCTATAGTGTACCGTGTAGATTACGTTGTCTTGCCCATCCGCTTGAATGTGAGCGTTCATTGTGGGAATGTCCCATTTGTAAGTAATTGCCATTGTTTAATTGTTTAATTGTTTTCTAATGTTTGTATTCTTATTTCTAATTCTTGTATTTTATTTATCGCGTCTTGCAAGGCTTTAGTAAGTAACGGTATTACTTTAGATTTATCTACTGATTGCATTTGCTCGCCATCTTTTTCTCCAGTAACGGCTTCTGGTACAACCTCCGCCAGTTCGTGAGCAATAAACCCATCTTGCGTGTATTCTTTTTCTTCAATAAAATTAAACCTACATGGTTTTAAATTGTTAACTCTTTCTATTGCATTATCGATAGCAACTATATTTTCTTTTAATCTATAGTCAGAAGTTGTTCCATATGTAACTCCACTAGCACCGTTGTAACCTATAATACCTATTTGAGAACCTGTGTTACTAAGAAATTTAGCTATATTACCGTACGTTGAAGTAGATGTTCTTTGATGTTGCCAACCAATAGCCCAATTAGGGTAAGAATTTGATGTAAATGTTTCAATACAAGGTATATTTGTTGCAGCGTTTTGATGTGTAAAAGTACCTTTCCACCCAGCTATATTTGTACTCGTTAAGCCAGACGTAGTAACACTAAGCCTTTCTCCCGCGTCGTTTGGATTCACACTTAAATTAGAGCCTCTCATTACAATTGACTTATACAGACTATTAGTTCTGTCATATGAAAGCAAGTTGCTTTCGTCATTTGTTGTTGTAACTTCAAAAGAAGCTGCTAGTTTCTTTACAGTTAAAGTAGCATTAGGACTAGTCGTCCCGATCCCGACGTTACCTACTGAATTTATATAAGCCCTGACGGAACCCGATGTAGCTAATTGTATGGTGTCAGTAAGGAAATTTATATAAGTATTTGTGTCCCCTTCGTGGTATATACCATCAGCTAAAGTTATGTTTGATGAGTGTAAGGTACCGTTTACATCTAGGGTGTAACCAGGACTAGTAGTCCCGATACCGACGTTACCACTTGAGTTAATTCTAACCCTTTCGCTGCCGCTGGTATAAAAACCTTGAGAATCAACGTTCGATGAAACTCCATAGAGTATAGACCCTCCACCGTAACTGTCGATAGGTCCAATATAAAAGTTGTTAGAAGCGTTCATGCCTAAAACTCTAGGCTGAGCTGAAGCCGTGTCTCTTACTCTTAAATACGTTGCGTTCGTTGACAGTCTTATGTCCCCCTCCGATACTTCTAACTTAGCCCCAGGACTAGTCGTACCGATACCAACGTTGCCGTTAGAGCTTTCAAATTTAAAACCAACAGTTCCATCATCTTTATACATTCCTATATCTCCCGTTTGGTCTAAATAGAATTGATTTGAACCGTCATTTTTGAAAAATAACCCGCTTCCAGCTGCTCTAATTTCATATTCTTCTTGACCTGTTTCTTGAAGAATAAGGGATGCATCGTTAGACGATGTTACTTTTATCTTTCCATTTATCTCTAACTTCTCGCTAGGGCTAGTCGTTCCAATACCTACGTTACCGTTACCGGATATTGTCATTTTAGTAGAAATAGTTCCGTTACCTGTTTGAAATTGAAGTTGTCCCATATAAGGACTAGCTTCTGTTTCGCAAACTATTGCTCCTCTATCAAAAGAGTTACTAGCGCCACCTCCATCGCTAAATAATATTCTTGTTTTATTTGCTACAGCACCATTATTATTATCTAATCTTAACTCACCGCCTATACCTCCATTTAATGACCTGTATATATGTAATGGTGATTGTGGACTAGTCGTTCCGATCCCGACGTTACCGTTTGAAGATATACGCATTTTTTCTGTTTCGGAACCTTTAAGGTAACTGTTGTTCATTGTAAAAAACGCTAACGCAGGTTGTAAAAAGGATGGATTACTACCCTCGTATATAGTAGCTATTTTTGTTGAATATCTACCATCTGAAAGGTATCCTATTCTTATAGCAGCTCCTTTACCAACAGCACTTGTTCCAGTTACATTATTATAAAGTCCTAAAACATCATAAACACTTTCATTAGTACCTGAACTTATAGACAAGGGCTCTAAAGGACTAGTCGTGCCGATACCTACGTTGCCGCCATTAAAATATGAATCACCATATGTTCTCACCAATGTTGTAACTACACCACCATCTGTTCCTTTTAAAATTCCTCCTGATGAGTTTGATTCAATACGCATGTAGTGATTAGCATCGAATGAAGTACTAATAAACCTTGTACCTGTTGCTTGAATATTTCCGCTTACTTCTAACTTCTGACTAGGACTAGTAGTACCGATACCAACGTTGCCTGCGTTTGAAATACGCATTGCTTCTTCTAAAACTGGAGATCTTCCTTGTTTACAAGTGTAAAAAGACATACCTACGTATGCTCCATTAGTGGCTTCCGTAACGCTTTTTATGCTACCGCCAATCCCTCCTGTTGCGGATGAATCGTTTGACCCAAAATTTAATTCTGAGTTTACCTCACCTACAGAGGTAACCGTAGCTTTTCCTCCTTGCACCTCGATAGTACCTGTAACATTAGTTGCAGCTCTTACGTGTAACAAAGCATCAGGACTAGTCGTTCCGATACCGACGTTGGTGTTTAAGAAATAAGAATTATCTTTTGCAACCGTTAATACGTTATCACCACCATTAGCTGTAGCGCTCCCATAATTAAACCTTGCTATCCATTGATTTGCGCTATCATTAGCTGATTGCACGTATAAAGGTGCGTTACCTGCACTGTCTCTTGATATTAAGCTATAACCAGTGTTTGCTGTGTCTGTTCTAAAACCAAGGCTAGTTGTTACCCCGTCAATATCTAATTTAGTACTAGGACTAGTCGTCCCGATCCCGACGTTACCCGTGGAGGTAATACGCATTTTTTCCGAGACAGACGAACTAGTAGCAAAAACCATATCATCACCAATGGCATTTAAATGCACTTCACCAGCGTTATCTTTTAACACTATACGGGCTGTACTGTCGGTACTTTCAAACTTAGCTACAGTGTTAGTGTTACCTGAATTTACCTCTAACTTAGCTCCAGGAATAGTCGTCCCGATACCTACGTTACCTGCGTTTGTAACTACTAAGTGGTTGCTACCAGTACTACTACCTACTCTTAACGCTGAATAAGAATTACTAGTTCCGTTAACATCTATTAAAGCGCCTGAAAGAAGTGTATATGCTTGCCCTGAACTTCCATTTTGAATATGCAACTTAGTCGCAGGACTAGTCGTCCCGATCCCGACGTTACCTGTGGATGTGATACGCATTTTTTCAACTTCAGCACCTCCTGTACCAGTCATCATTCTAATGTCGCCATATTCTGAAACAAGACTTAAT